GGCGCATACTGATCGCTGTTTGCCTGACATTTTCAAATCTATAGCGATCCACCACAGTTGCCTTATGTAACCTGTTGATTTAATTGAAACGGAACTAAGCGCCGCCTTGCTTTCCACCACTTTTCCCCGCCTTTTCCAAGTTGGTTTAATTGTGCATAAGGGCTGTCATCGAATACACATAATGGATCTGACAACCAACAATCAGCTAATCAAGGAAGGTCATGGAAGCGTATCAAGCAAACCTTAAGCGCGGGTCAATCCCAAGAGTCTCGCACAATCAAGTCATGGCTCAGCGTGGCCCCCAACACAACAGAACCGGATGCCAGCAGCGAGCTGTCAATTTTGATTACTATCAGGATTACATCATTACTGCAAAGACCAAGGAGGATCTGGAGGCCGTAAGACGAGGTATCCATACCGACCGAGCTTATTTAGGTGTAACGAACGCTAACCGGCTCAGAGCCAATCTTGTTCGCAAGTACAAGGGGTTGAAATCGTAATGACAGACAAACGAAGCGCAGTAGAGATTGCCGAAGACCTTCTTGGATCATGTGAGTATTTTGATTTAATGGATTTGAGTTGTGAGGACATCACCACGATTGAAACAATAACCATGAGGTGCGAAACCTGTGGTTGGTGGTGTGACCCAGACGAGATTAACTTCGATGAATTTGATGAGCCATTTTGCAACGACTGTTTGGAGCAAGCATGAATAAGTACAGAAAGGAATTACCAGAGACCGGTCAGTTTGTATTGGTCTGGGATTACGATGGCAAGGTCTGGTCTGATACCTTCAAATGGTGCGACTCTCACTTGCTGCATTACGCTGGGTATTCAGATGGATGGGGTCAGGCCGTCGAGGACATGGATGTGGGGTGGCTTGTTCTGCATGAGGATGAGGCTGGAGGGTGTCGATTGATTGACGTTATTGTTTTCGATGAGTCGATTGATCGCAAGTCTGCTTTGATTGACAAGACTATAAACTCAGAACTGTCCGATCACCAAAATTACGGGCATCACCCTTACGAGCTATTGCGTCAAATTATGACGGGCAAATCTTTTGATGAGGCACATTTGCCTGATGGAGTTGCCGCGTATCCCTCCGCGATACCGTACCCTACGGCTGGACTAAAACATGAAACTTAGAATCCATATCAACCAGCACGTTATTCGCCGTAACGCTAAAGCCAGAGCCGAAGACCCTCATCATGTAATGGAGCCTTGCATCACGGTCAAGAGTTACAAGGACAACACCTACGGCAGCTCAGTTGAGATACTCGGCCCTAGCACAGTCGTATACAGTCCAGACAAACCTCTGTCTTGCGGGGCTAAGGTTTGGATCGAGACTGAATCTGAAGTGATTGTGAATTAATCAAAAGAAAGCCTTGCTTATCTCAAACAGGTAAGTTAATCTTACCTTTCTGGAACGAACCAGACTTGCACTTAACAACCAAAACGAGGGGTGGCCAATCATGGGCTAGTTAACAGGTTTAGCGCCATTACCTGATGAGGCGCATTGTAAGAGATTCAGAAAGGGCAATATCCATCTTCCGGTATGGCAGAGAAACCGGATCTTTAAGGGGTGATCAACCTATAAATTGATCACCCCACTTTAAAAGTAGTTTTATTTGATGTGTGGCGGTGCTGAGAATCGAAGAAGCCTGAGGCATTAAGTGAACGCATAAGAGCGGTCATGCCGTATCGGTTGATTAGATGGACGCACTAATCGAAGAAAGCTGGAGTTAACCGACCAGCCCACACTTCAAATAAATCAACTAAACAATAACGGTGAATAAAATGGTAATTTCAAAAGAGTTTCAGATAACTGGAGTGATAACTAGGACTTCCGGTGGATGGTCTGAGCGACACTTGTTCGCGCTGACCCACTCAAAGAAGTATGAAATGAGAGCCCTTACCCTAACTATGTTTTTCTTCGCTGTTGATATTGGCTGGAGTTCACCATGCAGCCGGCGGTCGTAAATATGAAAGATATGGTCGAAATGATCCTAAACCCAATGATGAGAAGGGCTCCGAATGGCAAGATAAGCGAGAAAATGCTTGATGCTTTTTTACTCGGACTGCCTCCAAGGGTGAAAGGTCCGAAAGGTTCCGGAAGAACCAGATATAAGCTCTGGGCATCTGAGAACTGGGGTGTGAGTTTAGATTCTGTTGTGAGAGCAGCAAGGAAGAGAGGAGAGTGAGTATGAGCACATTGGTTGAAAGGTTGAGGGGTAACGCAGCTCTAGTGAGTAAGCGAACCCACATGATTACGTCTCCTGAAATATTCCTAGATGCGGCCCAGCGCATAGAGGATCTTGAGGGTGAGTTAATGGAGTCTCACAATATGCTCAGGGCGGAAAAGTTACGCAATAGCCTAGCCAGCCTGAGGTCGAAATGAAACAGTCAAAAGTGGAATCTCTAATCGAGGCAGCCATAAACGTAATCATCGGATCGGTGATTGCCTTAATTAGCCAGTTGATATTATTCCCCATGTTCGACATACACATTACGTTCGGAACTGACATGGTTTTAGTGGCTTGGTTTACAGCTATCAGCCTTGCTAGGAGCTACATTATCCGGCGATGGTGTGATGCTGAATTACATAGAATCGCGTCGCTAATTGCTGGTCGATTTGGGGCTTATGGGTGATGGGGCCAACATCAACCCTACAAATAGAGGTGTGGGCCAAAACAATCCCAAACTGTGTAACAAGGTCGGTTTATAGGTCTATTTGGCAAAGAAGGAATGGTTATTTGGAAGCCCCTTGCAAGCCCCTTCGAAGGGGGTTCGTAGACCCTTGCAAGACCCTCGGAAGTATAACAGCTACAACTACAGCTACAGCTACAGCTACAACTACAACTGATTCCCTCTCCAATGGATGCCACGATAACTAAACAGAACTCCTTACCCCAGCAACTCTAGGATTTCAATTTGTGTGCAGATAGACCTTGGACAGGTGGGGTAAGATTAACTCACTTAATAACCAACAACAAAAACAATGCGAGTCACCCAATGTCATGCCAAACAGCCTTAGAGCTTAGAGAATCACTCCTCGATGAGGCGGATAGATCCGGCTACGGGGTAACTCACGGCGGAACGACTCAGTGGGATGCGATGGTTGGCGAACTTATTGATGGTAATGGGGTCGATGGCGAAATTGAATTTTTGGGGGGTGGTGAAGAATTCTCCGGCTCCCCGTCAGTGAGAATGTTTATTCGCGAGTGCCTGCAGGTATCTTAATTCCACAAAGTTCTTGACAGGGCGTCTAGGTAAGTATATCTTACCCAGCGTAATGCTATAAATACGCATTCTTTAATTAACTTAAATGGGGATTTGCACTCATGCTTGATGACGATAACGGTTTGATCTCAGATGATAATTGGGTGTTGTCGATGGATGACGAGGCTTGGTTTTGAGTAAAGAAGGAATTATCACGAAAGACCCTACAGGCTTACCAGATAACAACGGAATTGAGGGTTTTAACCTAATCGCCGCAGAATGGTCGTGCTCAGAAGGCTGGACAATCATTGTTGGCAAAGAGGGCATTTGACCTTGTACAAGATAAAGGTTTATGTCGCTCACGGGTACTACGAATACTCTGTGCCGGAAATGGACAGCGCATTGGAACACGCGCAAGTTATATCTGAGAGAGGGTCTTATCGGCGCTCTCGGCCTGATGGGGCTGTAGAGTTCCATAAGGTTGTTAAGGTTAAGGTCGAAGGGGCGGGTCTGGAGAGCGAATATCCGGATAAGTTTAAGCGAACCTAGCGTGAGAATTTAATAATTCAATGGGTGGCGATACCCAGCTTGGGCGATCCCGAGCGAATTGAATCTAGACTCTGAGCTAGTATCGCAACTCAGAACAAACACAGTAAGCCAAAGGATTGGCTGTTAAGAGCAAGGATGCTCGACCATATTTCCCGATGAGTGAAAATGGTTAGCTAATTCAGGATGAATAGCAATAAGCGCACACGTTGAGCGCAAGGATAAATCGGCGCTGAACGGTCAAACAATGGAATGGAAACTTACAGCAAGAGCTGGCTGGCTAACAAATTTGATGTTGATCGTCGCTCAATTGACACATATATCAGTGAAGTTTATGAGCCTTGCCATATTAACGGTAAGCGCCATGAGTGGAGTATCGCTGTTGCAGCTATCGCGCTTGCACCGCTATTAATCACCCGAGGCAAGGTTGAGTTAGGCGATGATGATGAGCGTGATCCTGAACGTATGGAGCCGATAAACCGTAAACACCACTACGATGCGGAGTTAAAAAAGGCTCAAGTTGAGGCCCTTCAGAGAAGTTTAATACCTGTAGAGGAAGTTAGGGAGACTGCCGCTACTGCGTTTAAGAGTTTGTCTCTTGGGCTAGATATTATCCCAGACAGGATTGAGCTTGAGTGTGGCTTAGCTTCGGATCAAATCAAATCGATGACAAGGATTATCGCTGAGCATAAATCGAATCTCATGGCTGACCTGTTAGGGGAATTCCAGTGACACATTTCGGTTCATCGGTTGAAGTCTTTTCAGAAGCTCTAGACATACTAAGACCGGCAGCTCAAATGTCGGTGTCTGAGAACGCTGCTGATAAGGTTGTTCTTAAGTCGGCAGCAATAGCTGGGCCGTTTAACCCAGAGCTTTCTCATCTAATGAGTGAGCCTGCAAATCTCTCAAGGAGTAGAGAGTTTGATTCGATAGTTTTAGTGGCTCCAGCTCAGATTGGTAAAACCCAATCTCTAGTTTTAAATGTCATGGCCGACCGGATTGCAAATAATCCGACAGACATGATGCTCATCGAGAAGAGTCAAGGTGATGCGCGAGATTTCTCCGCCACCAGATTCGACAGAATGATACAGGATTCGCCCATGCTGCAGCCTTGCATGGTTTCAGGCAAGGGCAAGGATAACGTCTACGATAAGTGGACTAAGGCTGGGACGATAATTAGATTCGCCCACCCATCAAAGAATGCTTTGGCGGGAAAGCCAGTACCTTTGATGCTCATGACGGATTATGACCGTTATCAGGACAACATTGGTAAGGAGGGTGGCGTATTTGAACAGGCCGCTCAACGTCCGAAAAGTTTTATGTCGAAAGGTATGGTAATTGCCGAATCGACACCAGCAAGACCAGTTATAGACCCTAAATGGGTGGCATCGGAAGGGAGTCATGAGGCTCCACCTACAAGTGGAATTCTCGGGCTGTACAATACAGGTGATCGAAGGATCGCTTATGGGCAATGCCCTCATTGTGATGATTACTTCATTCCGAACCCAAACCCAGATCTTTCGTTATGGGTTCCGGAGCATGGAAGTCCGGAAGAACGTGCAGACCAAGTATGCCTTAAGTGCGTATTATGTGGAGGTCTGATAGAGGTAAGTCAGGAGCGAGAATTCAGAGCCTCAGGAGCATGGGTTAAGGAAGGTCAGGGAATTGACCGTAGTGGAAATCTAATCGGTCTTGGCCGTCAAAGCAAGAGAGCGTCGTTTTGGGTTTCGGGTTGGTTTGCCAGTTTTAATAGCTGGTCAAATTTAGCCTTAACATATATCCGCGCAAAGGAAGACTTTGAGCTGAACGGATTAGAATTATCGCTGCAAAATACATGCAATCAGATGTTTGCCAGCCCGTATATCGAGCAGGCAAGAAGATCAGAGGTTCAGGGCTTCGAGAAATACAAGGAGAGAGCCATTGACACACCTAAATTCCATGTTCCTGAGGGAGTTAGAGTCATCATTACATCGGTTGATGTACAGGGTGGCGCTAAGGCTAGGTTCGAGGTTTTAAGGACTGGTTTCGGTAAAGGAAATAGAACTTGGCCGATGGATAGATTTGCATTGGTTGACTCTAAGCGTGGAGGTCGAATAGATCCATCCACAATGATTGAAGACTGGGATATTTTAACCGATTTGTCCACAAGCACACTCAAGCTTGGCGGCGATCAAGAGTTAATGAATCACATATTATGCGTCGATTGCGGCGGTGAGGATGGGGTTTATGACAGGGCTCTAGACTGGTATAGGGAGCTTAGCTTTCAGGCTCAAGATAGGGTTTGGCTAGTTAAGGGAGACAGTAAGACGTTTAAGGCGTCACAGTCGGCCCCATTGGTTAATAAGACCATGCCTGACTCTACAAAAAGGTCAGGGTCTAAGGTTTCAAGCACGGGCGATGTTCCGGTGCTAATGGTGAACACTCACCGCCTTAAAGATATGGTCTATAACGACCTTCAAAGGGATGAGGATGGCAATGGATTTGTCACATTCAGCTCTGATTTTAAAGACGCTCATTACGAAGAATTATTTAATGCCGAGGTCAGGGGTTCCGATGGATGGGATCAGATCAGAGGTAAAGCCAACGAGACGTTCGACTTATTTACTTATGCCAGAGCAGTCTGGCATCACATAGGCGGACATGAGATTGATTGGCTCCGGCCCCCAATATGGGCTGCTGAAATGGACACAAACTCTAACGTCATAACTAAGGGCGTCAGACAAACAATTAAATCACGACCGAGGCGAAGGGTTAGAAATGGCGGATAGCACCGAATTAGCTGCAAGGTTGGAGATTTTACAGGACGCTATGGCTTCCGGTGAATTCAGCGTTAAGCACAACGGCAGGGCTGTAACTTATCGCAACCTTGATGAAATGCTGGCTCTTGAGGCCAAGTTAATCAAAGAGATTAATGGCTCAGCAAAGCCGTACAAAAAATCATATCGGCTGTGTGTCGATAGGGGGCTTTAATTGATATTAGACTCTTCAGGGTTGCCGATCTCCAGCGCAGACAATCTAAAGCAGATGGGCCGATCAACTAATTACGTCTCTGGATCAAGGGGTCGTAGAGCAGGCTCGATGACTACCCGAAAGGCTGGGCCAAACTCTGCGGTTGTTGCCGAGCTTAGGGTTATCCAAGGCAGATCTCAGGACGCTTCTCGTAATTCGCCGCACATAAAGAATGCTCACAGGCAGCTAGTAAGTCATGAGATAGGTTCTGGCATAAAGCCTAGGTTCGAGCTAAAGAACCCCAAGTTAAATGACGCTATCACGGAGTTATGGAGTCAGAGCTGTAAAGAGCTGGTTTCTGATGGCGTTGGCAATTTCTACGCTGGCCTAAGATTGATATCACGGGCGCGTAATGAGTCGGGCGAGGTATTTATTCGTCGCAGACGTAAGCAGTCAAGATCTAGTCTTGCTGTCCCGATTCAGGTTCAGATTCTTGAGTCGGAAATGTTAGATGCGTCATACGATGACCTGCTGACTAACGGAAATATAGTTCGGGCTGGGGTTGAGTTGAATCGATCTGGTGAGCGCGTCGCTTATCACTTCTTTATCAATCATCCAGACGAAAAAATAGGTTTTAGTGGATTAAGTAATGAGCGCGTTCGAGTTTTAGCGAAGGATGTTATTCATCATTTCATACCAACCCGAAATGGTCAGCTTCGCGGGGTTCCGATCAATAGCGCGTCGTTGTTTAAGAACGCGAACCTAGAGCAGTATGACGATTACGAATTAGAGCGCAAAAAGCTTAAATCGGCATTCACTGGGACAATTGAAACGGAAGCTAAATGGAATGATAAAGGCCAGCAGCTCGACGCAATAACGGGCCAGCCAATTACCGGCGATGAAGAAACTCCCGACGTAAGTACAACGGCAGGATCAATCACTGAGTTGGCGGCAGGCGAAACACTCAATCTATTTGATGCTGAGAAGGGTGGAGAGTTCTATTCGGACTACATGCGACAACAGCTAATGTCGATTGCCAGTGATCACGGAATCCCCTACGAGTTGATGAGCGGGGACTGGTCCCAGATAAAGAGTGATCGTTTATGGCGTTCTGCGATGAACAGCTTTAAGCGAGAGATTGGCGCGATACAAGATATTTACATGGTTGGTCAGGTGTGCGCCCAAGTACAGGCATGGTGGACGGATGCAATAGTCCTTCACGACCGATTAACACTACCAAATTATTCCACTCAAAGAAGTGAGTACCTTAAGTGCGATTGGACGCCACAAGGCTGGGCATACGAACACCCTGTCCAAGATCTGCAAGCGGCTAAGCTGGGAATCGAAATGGGCTTAACCACAGTCCACTCAGAGGCTCGTAAAAGGTCAGGCGACGCAAAGTCAGCTCAGGAAGAGAACGTCCTTTACAGGGCTAGACAGAAAGAGCTGGAAGACGAACATAACTTAACAGAGGACGTTGACAAGAATGAATCTGACTCAGATAGCAACTAGGATTTACAACACGCCGTTAATGCTGGATCAGGACTACGCCGCAGTGTTCCTGACGGCCATCGCTGATCGCATCGGGATGACTGAAATTGTAGGTTCTGACGCTGAGAAAATCAGTGCAGATTCTCGTATGTTTTCGGGCAATAATTCACGCAGGAATGGTAGGTCGTATCAGGTAGAGCAGGGAGTTGCGATTATACCTGTAGCGGGGACTCTTGTTAATAAGAGTGGCTATATAGGGCCAAGCTCAGGCGTACAAGGATATGACGGAGTTCAAGCTCAATTTATCGAGGCTGTAGACGATGCGTCTGTAAGTAAAATACTTTTTGATATCGATTCTTCAGGTGGCGAAGTTGCCGGATGTTTTGATCTTTGTGATTTTATCTACCAGTTCCGAGGCGAGAAGGAGACGGTAGCCTTTATAGGTGAGAAAGCCACAAGCGCCGCATACGCATTGGCGTCATCCTGCGGCAGTATTTATACCCCAAGGACGGGGATATCTGGGTCAATTGGAGTTTTGATCGCCCACCAAGAGGTGTCAGGGAAGATGAAAAAAGAGGGCCGCAAGGTCACTTTAATCCATTCCGGAGCACACAAAGTAGAAGGCAATCCATACGAAGTTCTCCCAGCAAAGGTCCGAGAGAATATGCAGGCTCGAATAGACTCAACCAGAGTCATGTTCGCCAGCACGGTAGCAAGAAATCGAGGCATGTCAGTCGAGTCAGTGATGGCTACTGAGGCCGAGGTATATCAAGGGTCGGAGGCAGTCGAAGTCGGCTTGGCTGATGGCGTAATGTCATACAACGAGGTATTAAACAAAATGATTAACGAAAGCAATGATGAGGTGGTCCCAGTAAGTGCTGGTGCTACTGCAAGTGCCGATGCTACCGCTGAAATTGCGGACGTAGAGGCTCCAGAAGCTACAGCCACAGTTGAAACTGTAGTTGAGTCCGCAGACCCAGAGGCTTCTATGGATGCCGGTGAGCTTGCGACGCTTTGCTCAAACGCAGGTGTTCCGCACCTAATCGCAGGTCTTATTGCTTCTAAAGCAACGGCCTCAACTGTAAACGACAGCATCCAAAGCTATGACGCATTGCGTGATGTTCTTACTGCTGCAGAATTCACCGCTGAGCAAACCGCTTCAGTTTTGAGTAACGGGTCTAACCCCGCTGAAGTTGCCCGAGCCATCCTAGATGCTCAGTCGGCTGACGAGGACATTTCAGCCCACATTCCCGCGAGTGCTCAAAAAGTAACTCGTAACTTATACGCCGTTTACGACAACAAATAAGGAGATTTTTTAATGGCTACATCTACAGAAACAAACCACGCAGGAGAGTTTATTGTCTCCGAGGCAAAGGATTACCTAAGCCGAGACAATGTAACAGTCCTTACAGGCACTAACTTCTCGGTCGCTGGATCGGTTGTTGAGCTTGACACAGGCAAATATGTGCCGCTAGTTGCCGGATCAGGCAATCCTGTTGCGGTGTTATACGACGCTGTTGACGCTTCAGGCGCTGACGTTGTTGGGGCTGTTGCTTTGACGCGAATTGCGACGCTGCAAGAGTCTCGCCTGACCTATACGGGCGACGTTAACCTCGACGCAGAGAAGGATGCCATTAAGGTAATTCTTCTTTCACAAAACATTAAAGTCGTTTAAGGAGAAACACTAATGGCAAATTTTAACACGGACGTTTTCGAGCTTGAAACACTAACCGCCGCCGTACAGGATATTGAGTACATTCCGCAGCGAATTACTGAGTTGGGCTATTTCTCAAATGAGGGCATTGATACAACTGATGTTCGCTTGGATTTCGGCGCTGATTCTATTGAGTTGGTTCCTGCTGCTGCGCGTGGCTCAGAGCCAAAACAGCGCGAGATCAGTAAGTACAAGTCTCGCAACTTCAGCACAATACACCTTCCTCAACGCTCCAGCGTCCAAGCGTCAGAACTCCAGAATGTTCGCGCATTCGGAACGCAAAGCGAGACTGAGGCAGTTTCAGCTAAATTGGCGAAGAAGGTCAAAAAGCATCACGACGACATTATGTACACCCAAGAGCATTTGCGTATGGGTGCGCTTAAAGGGATCGTTTATGATGCGGACGGCACAAGCGTACTGTTGAACCTTTTCACGGAAATGAGCGTGAGCCAGACAACGGCTGACATTCTTGTAGCTACAACCACTCCTCGTACTGATGTTGTTGCAATTAAGCGACAGATCAAGACTGCATTGGGCGGTGTAGGCTTTAAGGGAGTTCGCTTCTTGTGCTCACCTACTTTCTTTGACGCATTCATTGAGAACGCTGAAGTGAAAGAGCAGTATTCACGCTATATGGATAGCGGCATGAACCGTGATGACGTTCGCGCTGGGTTTTCTTATGGCGGCGCTATCTTTGAAGAGTACGAAGGTACTTCTCTTGTGAAAATTGAAGATAACACTGCGTATGCGGTTCCAGAAGGCGTTAGCGGACTGTTTCAATCTTATTACGCTCCTGCTGACTACAACGAGACCGTTAACACAATGGGCTTGCCAATGTACTCTAAAGGCTGGGAAAAAGAGGGCGGCAAAGGCTGGATTGTGGAGACTCAATCCAACCCTCTGCATATCTGCACACGCCCTACTGCAATCGTTAAAGTAAGCAACGCTTAATCTTTAATGCGTAGGGAACAACGAATTGCCGTGAGTACATTCCGTGCTCACGGCCATCTAGCAAACTTTCAGCCAGTTGTCGGTACGGCTAGGGATATTAAATTCCTAGACCATCACGGCATCGAGGTCATGGGTGAGCGGGATGAACTTGTTGTTATCGCAGACGCGATTGAAGTATTGGCATCAGCGTTACCAGAATACGAGATTGGCGACATTCTCGTTTCTGAAGATGACGGTATCTCATACGAGCTTGGAAGGACTGTCAAGGACGATGGTTATTTCAAGCTCATTGAGGTTACGTTTTGAGTTTAGAGTTTAAGCCAGTGAATATGAGCAAGTTGATGGAGGTCTACTCTGTAGCGCCAGTTGTTAAGGCTCATAAGATGGCTTTAAGAGACACAGGTAAGAATGTTTTAACCGAGTTAAGTAAGCAGGTTCGCGCCGAGTACAACGTAAATGCGGCGACGGTTAAGAGCAAGACATTCCTACGAGCGGACAATAAGGAGTCCGGTCGAGTATCGCTGGGATTCAGGGATTACAGACCGAACCTTGGAAGGTTTGGCACAAGCCAAGCTAAGACTGGCTGGAGAGTCAGCGTCAGAAAGGGTGGTGGGAGCAGTCTAGTCAAAGGCAGCTTTAAGATAGCTAGAATTAGCCATGAGTTGATTTGGGCTCGACTGACCGCAGAAGAAAAAGCCTCATCCAAATACAAGAAGAGGAAGTCCGGCATCAAGGTTTTAAGGACGATATCTGTTCCGGAAATGGCTGGCGCGGTAGCAAATAACGGCAAGCTGGACGCGCTAATGCAAACACAGTACGCCAAGAGATTTAATCATCATTTTATGAGAGCGATAGGGCTTAGACCATGAATGTAGTGCAGTTACTTGAGGACACCAAGGATACAATCCTTGCTTACAGTGACGGTGGCGGTGGCTTTCTTTTCAAGGAGGCTGGTCTGTACACTCACATGAAGGCGTTGAAGGATAATAAGAACCCTTCCGTCTGGATAACGCCGCATAAGGTGTCATCTTCCGGTTCTGATTACACTGGCTCGACTGTACAAAAAAAGGATCATTATTTTGCTTTCAATATCGCATGCCGTTTAGAGGATCTTGACGCATGCCAGAAAGCATTAAGCAATATTTATACCGGTTACGAATACGTCGATTCGGACGATTTGGCTCGGAATAATCCGTATTCCCAGATGGAGCACGTTGGTGGCGAGTTGATTGACACTCATTCTGTCTTTCTTCTATGGGGCGAAGTTTACACAACATTTAAAGTCGGAGGCTAATGTGCCAAGGAAATTCAGAGACAAGGAAGGAAATGTAGTTATTAAGGGCTCAACAATTGAGACTAAGATTATTGCATCAAATAAACCGGTGGATAAGCCAGCAAGTGTTGTGCCAGAAGCCAAGCCTAAAGCAAACATTAAAGGGGATAAGTAAGAGATATGGCCGGAATTAAAATTAACGCTAAAGCAAAGGCTATGTACGGAAAAGTCCAAGCAGTTTTTGGTACGGGCGAAACTCTTGCTACGACCGATATTGTTCGCACCAAGGCGCTTGAGTTTGATGCCCTTACTGGCGAACGAGCAAGCATTGAGTATGACGGCAGTTCTGGCCGAGATACCGTTGAACGTGCTACAAGCCAAACAAACACAGTTAAGTGGGAAATGGATTTAATTGGTGGCGGCGATGATGGCGGGACAGCTATTTTTGAGCCTCCTTGCGCTCCATTCTTACAGGCTTCCGGATGGGACATGGATACTTCGGTGGCAAATGAAGTGACATTCTCCTTGTCTGATCGGACGGCGATAGATGTTGTTACTCTCGCTGTAAACCAGAAAGTGACCACAAACAGCCCTACCAGCTTTGATGTTGATCAGTATAAGACTATTGATGCGCGTGGAACTGCTGGGATGGACTTCTCATCTGACTTCCCTAAGTTGATGTTCAATGACTTTGTTGGAACTTATGTAGAGCCTGCTCGGGTGGATGCAACAGCCCTTGGGACTACACAGCCAACATCATTTGTCTCGCCATTGCCATTCTCCGCAGCCAGCTTTACGACGTTGACGTTTAATAGTCAGGCACTTTGCGCTCACTCATTAGTTATTCCTAAATTGGGCTGGACTCAAAGCCGGACTGACGTTGTTAATTGCGCTGAGACTAACTTGATGGAAGAGAAAATGACCATCGATATTACGTTCATGATGCTTGATATGGACTCTAGTAATATTTGGGCTTGGGCTAATGATCTGGCTGGCTTGAACTACTACGATTTCGCTTTGGTGTTCGATACTCGCGTCGGCCATATATTGAAGCTAGACGCTGTTTGTCGGATGGTCAACCCTAAGCTTGTTGCTCTAAGTGACGGCAATCAGGGCATTCAATGTCAGCTTGAAGTGCGCTCTGATGAGTTAACTTTCGGCTGGTACGCAGCTTAATAGAAAAAGGCCCCTCGGGGCTGGCGGGTGTTGTTGTTGACCGTGACGACACCCGCAATCTTTCTACGGTCAAACAGGTAAGATTTTCTTACTTTAACGGTAAACGGTGATTGATATGAGTGGTTTAAAAATACGCGGTCTAGAGCAGCACGTTCAGGTTCCAATAATTATCGAGCTTCCCGACGAGGAAGAGGTCAAGTTTACGGCCAGCTACGTTCGGATGACTATTAGCGAACAGAAGAAGATGGTCAAGCAGTCTCAGGGGCGAAGCAAGAAAGTTCAGAAGATTCAAGAGCAAATTGAAACAGCTCTTGAGGCCGAGGACGATGACGGCTTTCCAGACATTGACGACAAGCTGCTTGAAGGCTTGGGCGCTGAAATTGATAGCATTATTGATGAAGGTGAGGACGCAGCATTGAGCCGGCTCAAGGGATGGGATCTGAAGGACAGCGAAGACAATCCGGTTGAGTTCAATAAGGCGAACCTCAAGGAAGTAGTTGACAGTCCGGTATATCGTCTTGCGCTTGTGTCTGGTGTGTGGAGCGCCACCGGTGGTCGCATAAAAAACTAGAAGAGGCTGGGGTCTGGCTCGGAACCCCCGCTGATAGCCAGCCAGCACTGATTCTAGAACGATTAGATGAGGAGCTGGCTGATGCAGTTTTCATGGGCTTCGATGAGGAGTCCTACAAGGCCGCACAACACGAGCGCGATGGCATAGAGGAGTTTGAGCTATTTGAAGAAAACATTCACTCGTTCAACCTATTCAACAAAGAACTCTCTACTCAGAGAGTGTACGCCTCAGACCAAAGCGGTCTGAAGTTCATAGGGCTTAACTACACAGGCGTTATGACCTATCTCAGGACCCAATTTTCACGGAAGAAAAGTGGGCGCATTTTAGAAGATTTGCAAGCCATCGAACAAGGATTAGTGAGAGCAAGGAATGACCAGACAAAGACAGGAATATCTTCTTGAGTTAACCGGAAATTCCACCGGCGCTGTTAAGGCATTATCAGCCACAACAAGAGCCGCGAAAAGTCTCAATGCTGAGCAGTCCTTAGCAAGCAAGTCGATACGCAGGTACAATCAGGACGTTCAAAATTCTACCACGTTGTCTCGCAACTTCGGTCGAGCTTTGGGCGGATTGTCTCTGCTTACGTTAGCCAGAAACTTCGTACAGACCGCTGATGCAATGACTTTGCTGAATGGCCGTCTTAAGTTGGTCGTTTCCGGCACATCAGAATTCAATAAAATACAGCGCGAACTATTCAGGGGCGCTCAGGACGCAAGGGCTGATTTAGAAGCCTACTCCAGTTTCTATGTTCGTTTGGCCCAGAGAATGGGTACGGCGAAGACTGCTGGATTAGAGCTAACTCAGATTACCTCGCTCGTTTCAAAGTCACTCGCTCTGGGTGGCGCAACAGCAAAAGAAACCTCCGCATCACTCTTACAGTTATCTCAGGGCCTAGCCTCTGGCGTACTTCGCGGCGATGAGTTCAGATCATTGAGCGAAAATGCTGTCGGGTTAATGGCGGCAATTGCTGACGGTGCTGGCGTTACTCAAGCAAGACTTAGAGAGCTTTCTATTGAGGGTGCTCTAACCACAGAATACATCCTCACCGCATTACAGAAATCAGCGCCTCTAATTAGAGCGCAATTCGCATCGCTGCCCGTCACATTCGGTCAGTCCATACAGATCCTGTCCAATGAGGCCCAGAAGGGTATCGCGTCTCTCAATGACGTTTATGGCGTAACAGAGACACTTGGCGAGGGAGTTATATACCTCTCCCAAAATCTCGACGTTCTGGTGACAGGGTTCGGTTTGCTTGCGGGAACGGTTGCGGCAAACAGCCTCATATCATTCACACAGTCAATCAGGGCTGCTAGTTCAGCCACAGTTAGCAACACCACCGTCTTAATAAATGAGAATAAGGCGCTTCTGGCCAGTAATGCAAACAGCATTCGGGCGACCCGAGAAAAAATTGCCTTAGCGAAAGCTTCCTTAGTCGATGCTAAAGCGAAAGGCTCTGCCGCAGTTGCTACGAAGCGTCTGGAGATAGCCGAACAGAAGCTGGTCGGAATACAGGCCAAGAGATTGGTTCTTTCTAAGTCTCTGAACGCATCAATGAATCAAGGGGCGGCGGCAATTACTCGCCAAACTTTTGCTGTCAGAGCTATGGGGGTTGCATCAAGGGGCGCTGCTGCAGGAGTGGCGTTACTGGGAGGCCCAGTAGGTGTAGCCGCTATAGCTGCGTTCGCTCTCTACAGTTTTGCTAAGTCCGCTAAAAGTGCTGAAGACCAGTCGCTTGACTTAAGGAGCCGTCTTGAGGATTTGGGCGTTGAGTTTCCGGAACTAACCGACAAGGTTAATGGCTTCAATGAGGCCATGCAAGACCGGACGATGCTCGACCTTAATGAAAAGCTGGCTAAAAGCCAAGAGGAGTTAAGGAAGACTAGCGAATCATACGAGGAGTTGCACAGGCTTCAGTCCTTAATGGAGGAAGGCTCTACAGGTGGTGCGGCATGGTGGGGCGATAATGCGGAGGCTGTCGAGTTCTATAACGAAAAGCTTGCAGCCCTCGGAACCAATATGGGGCTGGTTGCGCTTGAAGCAGAGATACTTTCTGAGAGGATCGCGCAACAAGAAGAACACCTTCAAAAAGTTGCGGCTGCTCGGCAAGCTGAAGCTGATTTTCTAAAGACGCACACACAGGCTCAACTAACAGAAAAGAAAGCCATCGATGAGCTTAATGAGTCCATCACGGCCGAGATAGTTAAGCGCAAGGAGCAGCTTGTTGAGCTTGCTCGGCTTCAAAAAATCAAACAAAGCTTAATCCAGTCAGATGGATTAAATGCTGTGTCTGTAGAGGTTGTTACACAGAAAATAAATAAGCTTACCAAGGCTGTCGATTCAAACTCTAATGCCGCTACTACGTCACTCGGAGTGGTTGATAAGGTAATTAAGAAACGTGCCGATCTTGTTAAGAAGATGGCAGACCTCAAGGCCGCTTATGGCAGAGAGGGAACGGTACTCAAGGATCTTCAGGGCGAGTATGCGCGGACTAAGGCTGAGTTAGATAAGCTTAACGAGTCTAACAAAACAACCGCTGATCTAATCAAGGAGGTTATCGCCAAATACAAGGCCGAAACCGTAAGCCTGAAGGAAACTAAAAAGGCCATTGAAGATCTGACGGGCAGCAGGGTGGCCGCGAACGCTGTTGTTAAGTCCAGCAACCTAGAGCAGATCGCGGCACAAAGGGCTACCGACGAGGTTACGGCTGCTTTAGATGAACAGTTACACATAATCAGGCTTACGGCTACTGAGGGCGAGAACGCTGCAGAAGTTTATAGGCTAATGAAGGCCGCTGCCGACAGTAATGGGACGTCCATTGCTAAGATGACTGCCAGCCAAAAGGCTAGCATTGTCGCCTTGGTTGAAGCTAAGGATGCGGCTGAAAAGTTTAATGAGCGGTTAGACGGAATATCTCAAACCTTAGCGGGAGTTATCGTCAATGGCGACAGCTTGCGTGATGCTTTAAAGAGCCTTTGGAAGCAACTGCTATTCGATCTGGTTGCTTCCGGATTGAGGGAGGCCATCCTCCAAACATTCAATTTGTTTGACGGTAACGCCAGCACGAATTTTAGCTGGGGCGCGGTATTCAACGCCTCTAAGCAAGGCGCTGGTTTTGGCGGGTCGTCTGGAGCCCCCAGTGGAAGCCCGAGCGGGACGCCTTCAGTAAGCACTCAGTTTGTAAACAGTCTTGGGGGCAAGGTTGGCCTTACATCTACTCAATCCACTGCAGCTCTCGCGGGTGCTGGAGCGGTATTTAATATCTATAACGGCGCACAAGCGGGTGGCGTCGGTGGTGGTTTGCAGGTTGCGAATGGCGGCATTCAGGCTTACAACGCTTACCAAGCTTACACGGGCGGAACCGCTGCAACTGGAAATATGGTTAACGGTCTGGGGATGGCCGGAAACGCTTTTGGTATCTATAACGGGATCAAGCAAGGCGGCGCAATGGGTTACGGCTCTGCGGCTCTCAACGCCTATCAGCTTTATGGTACTGGTGCAGGGATGGGCTTGTGGGGTCAGGCAGCGGCTTATCAGGGCGCAAACGTGTCGGGAATCATTGCAAATTCTGGGTACGCTAATACTCTGGTAAATCCTAACTTCATGAATTACACAAGTCAGGGTTTGAATACTGCAGGCATGGGTGTTCAGACGGTTCCTGTGGGATCGGCAACGGTCGCAACTGGCACGACACAGGCCGGCAACGGACTTAGTGCGCTAGGGACTGCTGGGGCGGTGGCTGGAGTGGCTGGCGGTGTGTACGGAATGTATTCTGGGGTTCAGCAAGGCGGCGCTCGCGGAGCAGCTACGTTTGGTGCTGGCGCAATGGGAACTTACGCTGGAGCTGCAGCCTTGTCTGGCGGGTCAACGGCAGTCTTAGGCGCAATGGGTCCATACGGCTGGGCGGCAATGGCTATATTGGCTCTTGCCGGAATGGGCGGAGCAAGAGACTACGATCAGATACTTCAAGAAGACTACATGCCAAAATTGCTCGGCCAGCAGGGAGCAGGGCATGCCCTAGGCGAAAACGGCGAGGTCGGGTTTGATGGTGGCAATACTGCAGTCTTTGGGGCCAATTACGGCATCCAAGGATCAGGCCTAACTGCCCAACAATTAAGTGATGGCGGGGCGCAGGGTAATGGCGGTTTCTTCACCGGTGCTCAACGGACTCTGGATGGTTTTGAAGAGGCATTAAGGGCTGCTGGATTCGATAGCCTTAACTCCGATTTCGGCACTCTAAGGGTTCTGGATAAAGATAAGAATGTCGAGGATATCAAGGCTGTTTGGGCTGAGTATGCGGCAGGATTGGATGAGGCTGTTACATACGGCGAAGTCTTTGAAACGGCAATACATAACGGGTTAATAGATCCATCGAATCTGTTCTTCGAGAACTTCGCCACTGGCTTCGGTCAGTCTGCTTTTGAGGCCAAAGATAGCTTGCTGGCTGTTGATGAAAGTTTTGACAGTATGGTTGCAAATGGCATGTCAGGTCAGGACGCTTTATTTAACTCGATAAGTGAGCATTATCAAATTGCAGTTGAGGACGCTAAATTATTCGTTGAGCAGTCCGGAGTGGCCGCTGAGCAGTGGGAGCAGCAATTCCGTGACGCAAGCGGCGGGGCATTAGAGGAGATTCTAAACTTCAACGCAGAGGGGGTTACTGCCTTCGAGTCTAGCTTTGATGCTATGTCTATATCGGCTCAGGAAAACTTTGACTCAATTGCTACTGGAATGGCAAGTTTAACGGATAGGGCGTCAATTGAAGCTAGAAGAATGGCAGCAGCCTATAGCGGTCAAACGACTTACTCCTTGGCTGTCTCAAATAGTGCATCGGCGTATCACCTTGGTGAGTATTCTTCTGCCTTAAGTTCCAGCAAAACATTCACTGTTCCTCACGGCGGCTCAAGTCTTTCTGGTGGCGATCAATTGTTCACTATCGGGGCAGTTCCAGACAGGGAAGAGATCAGTGTAAGCCAGACTGGAACAATCGATAAGATTTATGCGGCCGTTCAGAGTGGTGGCGTCTCAAGCAATGATACCTCTCACTTGTTGAGTGCCGTCTCTGAGTTGATTGCCGTCCAGAAAGAAACCAATCAACATTTATCTGAGTTGAAAAACGATGCACGATATTAACGATGTACTCTCGAGTGTACCTGATCTGACAATGCTGTTAGAGACAAGCTCGAATAATACCCGACAATTGGATTGGGATTACTTCGATGCTTTCGGCTCAGCGTTCGGTTACATGGATTCGTCTGTTGAGTTTACGTCTAACGCTGACGTTGTTTACAGCAATCGCTCTGCCGGCCTGCTTGATGTTACTAGGCTCTTATCTAGCGAGGTTACGGATAAGTCTGAGTTATCAGATCCTTATTCTGGAAGTAGTGGCAAGGAAGACATATCTAGCTTTGTTATACACAAGGCTGGATCGACCGAAAGCCTGCTTGGTAAGAACTTCGAGAACACTAACTACACTTTTAAAATTGGTGGCACGATACACCCAAGTCAGGCCGACGAAGAGCGTATACCCACAGACGAGTATCCAGTTTTCGCTAAGGGTTATTTTGAGTTCGGTACAGCAAACGATGATTTAGTCTTAACAGCGAAGCGGTTTCAGCGAGAGCTGCTAAGCCAGTGGCCACTAAACAAGTACGGTTACGGGCTGTCCACAGGCAAGGCAAAAGACTTCCTTTACGGGAACTTCAATAACCGCACAGCCAAGCCGGTAGAGTTAGGGTTGAGCCAGTTCCATGATGGCGTTATATCCGATAATCCCGACAAGACCATAAACTTCTATCCCTACGCTGGGTTCCAAGATGGAATTTCCTATGGCCGCTTAGATATGTCTGAACCGTCAGGCGTAAGCTCTCCGTATTTAGCCTCTGACTTCTTTTTCACATCAGTGAATGCTCAGGAAGTTCAGTCGGCGGCCCCGTTTGATATAAGCATAACAGCCTCAAACAACTCGGTAGTCTTTACTCCTCAAAATAAAGGTCAGTCGATAAGAATGGATCAATCATCATCGGCAGTAACATCTTATGCTGATGATTTCTCTTGGGTTATCGATAAGCAGACTGTCTCATCCAAAGGCAAGACGCCTGTTACGGTCACTGTTGATAAGCCAATAACGATCACGGAAACTAAGGGGCGCTGGTTTAAGATAACCGGACCATCAGGGAAGACTGGCAGAGTTACGTTCAAGTTTGATCGGGCAATAAGCGCAGCAAAACTCAGACTGCAAAACATAAATCAATCACCGGAAATATCTATAGGTAATTGGTCTATTGATCCTATCTCAGTGTCTCCCGAATACGGGGAAGATGTTAGTAGCGTTGTGACATTCGCTGGAGTTCAGACAAATGAGATATCTTTCGATTTCACGGGCAATGGAGTTTTCCCGACTGGGAATTTAGTAGCTATGTGGATAGACGAGCTAACTCTGTATGAGGAAAAGCCTTGTCGTTTAACAATCAAATCCAATGTACCTCTTAATTATCTCACCTTATCTTTCTTCGCGGGTAACGGTGAAAAGGTCTCGCATTATTCAGACGAGCCTGCAGTAACCTTCGATCCTATTGGTACGGGAATAACAGAGCTTACATGGGTTGATCTAAATAAGGATCAGATTGAAATCGATTGGGTTCCAGCCACAGGCCAAGCATCACTCTCTGTCGTTAGCGCGATAGTTAGTGCGGGAGCTTACGGAGCTTTTATATCCGATGAAATTATTGAGTTAAAGCCTGAAGACGAGAGCTCCGCCGCAGTGATCGGGAGAATTATTGACAGGGATGTTGCGGGGAATGATTCGGACGTTGAGCATCTGCGAAGACTGACGTTTAGAGCGAGGGTTGTGGGTCGAGACGATGTTGAGCTGAACTGGGGCTATGTGGCCAATGACGGCGTTGATGAGTTACCGATCAAGGTGAACGCTAGCTGGCAAGAATACAAGTATGACGCAGGAAGAAAGAAAAGAACGGGTGAGTTGGGCGGTTCTGATGCGGTCGATGGTTTGTACCTCAAGGCTGATAGGGTGGGCGATGCCGGTTCTGATTACACGGTCCAGATAAGTCACTACGCAGACTACTTAGCCCAAGTCGAGGAGAATGATCACCTTAGGGCTAATTCAGTTAAAACTATCAATTCTTCTGAAAGTGAAATCGTTTATCGAAACAGCTTTAAGGTTTCGGACGTAAGTGATTTTGGTAAAGTCCCGAGCGACTTCACGCTCTATGACCCGAACGGATGGATAAAGCATAACGAGTCATTCCGGTCTGTGACTGGAAAGTTTCATGGCATTAACGCTATCGATAAGCCTGCTTATTTTAATGGGGCGGTGTACGACTTAAAGCAGGTCGGATCTTCAGTCATTATCTCTGTTGGTGATTTTTCTGAAGTGGATGGCGTTGAGTGCAATAACTTGGCCTTCATTGGTGATGATGGGGTCCTTGATCTATCTACAGATTTTGGAGGAAGTAAGGGCTCCGACGGCCCTATCAGGTGCTCCATAATTTCGGCGGCAGGGAAGATATATATTGCGGGTGATTTTGACAATGTGGCCGAGACAGCCTCAAGCAAAATTGCTCGACTTAATGTTGATGGGACAATCGATTCAAGTTTTGACGCAGATACGATTGTTGGATCAGTTCATTCTATTATTGAGCAGGCTGACGCTAAGATAATCGTTGTCGGGTCTATAAGTTCCGCTAACGGATCTTCCGTAAATGATGCAGTTAGATTGAATTCTGACGGCACGGTAGATGCCACTTTCTCGCCTCCAGCCTTGGCGACTACTGGCGTATACAAGCAATACTTTGACGTTCTCATTAACGGCTCGGACATTTATATGTCGGGCGTATTTAAGACTGTAGGCGGACATGAAACCTCATCAGTAGTGAAGGTGTCTAGTACGGGTGTTGTCGATACGGCCTTCCATGCCCCGCAGTTCGATTCAATCTTTTACGATTGGTATTTCAACCTGTCCATAATCGATGGGGAGTTGGTGGCGCTAGGGAGTTCTGGCTTAGGCGAGGATGATCCATTTGGCGAGTATCAGGACGGCGGCAATATTAAGAAGCTTGATTTGGATACGGGCCGATCATCTGTCTCGGAATACGTTGGTGAGACGGCCTCATCCAATTACGCAGGGTACGCCAGCCTTGGGGAGTCCAGTATCGCTGCTGACGGGACAATAAAGGATTCCTTGATCGTTGGTGCGGACCTAGTTATCGCGGGTCATTTCAAGTCATGCTCGAGCGAACGGTTTCATCCTAGTGTATCCAGACGAAGCGCAGAAGATCTTGATTCTATCGATGAAAGAGATACAGCGCAGGAGTATTCAGGGTGGGTTAATTCTATTCTGGAGTTAGCTGACGGAACCTTTATGGTTGGTGGCCTGTTCACAGGAATTGGCAACCTTGGTTATAGTAATTTAGCTTTACTGGGTGACGATCTAGTGAATAAGACTGACCTGACTTTAAGGAAGGTTTGTGACCACATGGCTTCGCTTGCTGGGGCTCCTGAAACAGTGCATACAGACAGCATTGATGGCCCTATTATACAAAGAGGTTACAGTAATCAAAAGCCAGTAATAGACCGGATTCGTGAGCTTACTTCTTACACAGACACCTTTTATACGGTAGGCGAAGATAACAAGATAACGCTACGTCAACGCTATGACGGAGTTAGGAATCCAGAAGAGTTTTCAATAACTGAAAACATAAAGAAGGGCTCGGTCAAATGGGTCGGGTCGGTTGGTCGCCAGAGTTCATATTCATTCGATTACTGGGATTCTATTTCGAGGGGTGAGACTGAGCCTAACAGGGTCTCCAGTCCTGAAAATGAACAGAACCCAAAATCCGCGAGAATAATACCTTCCCCAGTAACTGAGAAGGCCGATGCGGACTATCTTGTTGGGACTTTTGCTAGAGACTCAAAGGGGGCGTCACTTTACACGTTGGTCCTTGTTGGGGTCGGATACAACCTGCGAAGAGGTATGGTTGGCAGGGTAGATCACGAGGATATCCCGTCTGGGTTCGACGTTGAAATAAAGCGTTGCACAAGGAAGTTGAACACTAAAGAGACAGACCTTACGGTTATTGTCTACGACAGGGGATAGGATGATTAATTCAGGCTCACTTAGCCTACCTTATTTGGACGGGGCGGTAACAGTTCTTGTCGATGATGGTTCTACGGTGGTGGACGAAGGGGCTCTATACAGGGCTCTTGCCTCATACGATAAAAGTAAAAGCTTTCCTCAGGACGCCACATTAGATTATGCGGGAAACGGGGACATTGAAATAACGCTGAGGACAACCTTCCCAGAGGGCAAGTCTATTGATCGGGTGGCAATTGAGGGGCTGAATGTCACTGACGGGATGGGTGTGTCGGTGCTCACCGGTGACGGTACAACCATGACAGCCTTCTCTTCAAGCATAACGCCGACAGAAGATGATCTTTACGAGACTCAAAGCTTCTTGTTTCGGGATGATCCGGTGACTGCCACTGTTGTGGATATTACATTTTCAGGGCTGTCAGGCGCTCTCGTTCTTGCTGGGTTGATGGTAGGCAAGAACTATTGGACGCCGGACTACAACTTTAGTTACGGGGATAGCCAGAACAAAGGCCTACGCCTTGATGTTGTAGAGACGGATGGTGGTGCAGTAGGTATTGCTAGATCAAGGGTTAGAAGCCTGACCCTTACATTTGCAAATCAGAGTTTTGAGAAGGCGGAGGCTTTAACCTTGTTTTGTTCGAGGCGCATAGTCGAAGGGTATTGCCTATTTGAGCAAGACCAAACAACGGACAGTGAGTGGTTTCTTTGCGTGGCCAACGCCCCATCGTACACCCATGTCAAATTTAATAGATACACAGCACAAATGAAGGTAACGGCGGTTAACGAATGTCAGTAGCATATTTTAGCAATTGTCGTCAGTTGGCGACACAAACAAGTTCAGGTGTGTACACGCTTGGGGCTCCACTCCCTCCCGCTCAAACTATAAGCGAGGGGCTGGCTGATTCGTCCAAGGCGTTAGCTGAAGGTCTTACTGGAGTATTTATGGTTCAGTACAACACTCAGAGCTTTAATCCAAGCTGGAAGAGAATTAAGGGCAGGCTGTCCGGAACCACTCTAATAGAGGATGAGATTGAGCGATCCAGAGTCGGAACCGCTGCGGCGGGGACAACTGATTTTGATTTTGATGGCACTAAGGATTTAGTTATTTATGGAGTCCAGTCTGATGAGTCTTTAATAGAGCGACTATCAACTTCTTTCCTGCTGGACGAAGACGATATGGGGTCTGATTCAGCAGAAAAGCCTTCAAGCCAGCAAGCGGCAAAGGCTTACACAGATGGCAAGGTCGCGCTACTGGAAGCTCTTCAAGCTGTGCATGTTTATGCTTACTTGGGCTCAGATATCACTGTCGTGGCAAACACTGAAGAAACACTTGATGGGCTAACAGAAGTAGTGGATGTAGGGGGAGATTTTAATCACACAACGGGCATCTTCACGATACCCGCAGATGGTGACTATCACATACAAGGAGCTATTACATACAAGGGGACAGGCGATGAAGACAGGCTTGTTGCGAACGTCGATGTTGAAGGGGTTGTGGTGCGTCAAACCAACATTACAGTGGGGCGCAACAACTCGTACAACACGATTCCGATTAACTGGTTTCTATACAATCAGACCGCAGGGGATGAAGTATTTGTGCAGACTAAGGACAACGATACCGCCGCAGATATTCATGGAGCTGAGTATTTAACTTGGATCAGAATCACGAGAGTCGGCTAGTCGTTATGAGCCTTAGTGAATTGCTTTCCGATTACTGGCCGATAATAGCTTTTTTGGTCGCTATCTCTGCAAGCATGCTTGTTTTTCGTATTGAGACAAAGAAAGACATTCAATCCATTGATCAAAAGGTTTTGAAGATGGATTCAGACATATCTGCCGCACTTCGAATAATTGCTGAAAATCGTCAGGCTGACTGGCTAAGAATGGAAGATATACGAAGGCTCGACTCAGACAAATCTGATAGACGCAATGATGTGGTGGACGGGAAAATGGATGGCATGAAGGATCTTATTACTCAGGTTTTATTGGAAACAGCGAAAAACAAGGAAGCTAAATGACGGCGATAGGTATTGTTCTTCAGTGGTGGGCTTTATATCTTTTTATTGAGGTGGCCTTGGAGTTCTCGTACTCGGTAAGGAGATTCCGCTTTGCTTGGTCTGATCCCGCTGCTGCTCTAACCTTGGCCATATTTGGTCATTTTATTGCGGGGGTTGTTGATGGAACATATTGGCAGGGAGCTTGGTCAGCCCAGTACCATCAACACTGGGCTGAAGAATTTTTGTTCAAGTATGGAATTGTTGCCAACATACCGTTTCGGCACATTCTGCCAATTTTAGTGGCTTTCCTGCACTTACGCTCGGTGACCCTACAGCGTGGGGAATGTATGACTAAATACTACATCAGGAGTGCTTTAGTTTTAAGCCTAGGCATATTTGAAGTTTTGGCTATTAATTAAGAAGGTGTTCGGGTATGGATAATTTGGATGCAAGTGGAACAGCAGAGGTTTTAGGCGTTTTTTCGCAGTTCGGCGTGGGCAGCTTGTTTGCTGCGGTGATACTGGTTGCCGCAGGGGTGCTGGTTTGGTGGCTAGTTAAAAGCAATACAAAAGTAAGTATAGCCCTCATAGAGACAAACAAGCAGGTTGCCAAAGAGTTTTCTGAGACGGTCAAGAACATACACGCTGAGAGTCGCCAAGAAAGGGATTCCTTGCAAGCATCAGCGAGGGAAGATAGAAGGGATCAAAGAGAATTCCTAAAAGATTTGAATGACGAGAGACGAAGCGGGTAGTTGAGCCTTCGGAATTAAGCTGATTTAGAATGAAAAATTTAATGGCAGGGATGCACGGGTGAAAATTGAGTTACATTGATAATATGAGGTCTGGTTACGAGGCCCAAAGATGGGATCCTAAACCAATCTATCCTTGCGCTGCATGGAGGGGAACGGTAACTGTTGAGATGGATAGTCTTGAAGGGTTAACCCCCGAGGCATACGTCAGGATAAGCGAACGCTCAAATAGTAGGCTTTTTGACTTGTCTTTCACTCATGAGGAGGATGTGGAAGCAGGAAATTTCACGTTCTATTTTAGCGCCACTCAAGAAGATACGCTTGCGGCACACAAATTATCTAACGCTGCCATAACATTCCAGTTTATTGATGACGATACTGGGGAGCGTTTCATTGTTGCTCACGGCGGCATAAGTATAGGCTCGACTGCCTTGCCTGATGTTGCCTTATCTACCGATATAAGCAGTCTAACTGAGGGCGACACCGCATTACTAAACAGTTTGATCAATGAAGCTGTTGCGGACGGCGGCGGTGTAACCATTGCAGACAACCTAACAACCAATGAGTCAGATGAAGTCTTGTCTGCGGCTCAAGGTGTTGCGTTAAAGAGTTTAATTGATGGTAAGGCTACTAGCGCACAAGGAACGCTTGCATATTCGGCGCTACAACCATCAGACAACATTAGCGACCTAACAAATGACTCTGGATTCATCACAGGCTACACGGTTACAGAGGGTGATGTAACTAGCGGCTTAGACGGTGCAACATTATCGGACGCAGGGACACCGGCAAGTGACGATAAGGTATTGGTTCAAGACACCTCAGATGGCGACAATCTTAAGTACGTTGCTTTCTCTGAATTTGGCGGTGGTGGCGGGGTTGATTGGACTACAACGCAAGACTCAAGCAAGGCTGACGGCGCGAGCAACTCAGCTTTTGAGTTAAACACGACCAACACCTTTAGTCTTGGAAAATTGCTATCTATCAGCAATAACAGCACTGAGAAATTCAGTGTTGATGCAAGCGGCGGGATATTCGGCGCTAGCCTTTTAAATGGCGCTTATGGTCAAGTCAACATAGGTAATAGTGGCAAGAGTTGGGCGTTCACAAACGGCGGCAACGGCTTACTCATATCGCCTAGTGCTGGTGGCATGGCGGCGAGTTACATCGGCGGTTATGACCACAACCAACACTTCACACAGGCTGGGCTAACCGTTGATGGCGGTACATCGCTCACGAGCAATTATGACGGTGGCGACCTTACCATTAAGGCTGGCACTGGAACAGGTACAGGCTCAAACGGTAATTTATACATAATAGACATTCCAACATCAGACCCAGTGGTTGCAGGGGCTATTTGGGATGACAACGGAACACTGAAAAGATCAGCAGGATAAAACATGGCAAATCTACCAGCACCAAAAGTAATACAAACCACCATTTACTCTCAATTTGTTTATCACTTTGAGATTGACGTTGAAAACATGCGTATTAAAACGTCAGCTTATGACCGCGACGAAAACGGAGACAGAATTGACTCTACCGTTAGACACGGTGAGTGGATAGAAATGATGAATGGCGCGTCCCCAAATCTACCACAAGACAAGTGGGCCGTGTTCGCTGATGCAATGCCTTTAGTTACCGATTTAGCAATCGCTTACGGCAAGCTATCAGGCGTTATAGATGAGGATGCGACCGTTTAATGAGTTTGTGTACGGTTCCTAATAAGAGTCCGCCTAGGCTGATTTAGAATGAAAGATTTGATGGCAAGGATGCTAAAAAAATTCAAGGAAGTTCCGGTGGTCTCATTGCAGCGCATTCTTGAGGATGGTGTAACTGTTGGTCTATTGACCCTACCTTCCCAGAATAAGCTATTCACAATTGAACTGCCTTGGAGGGGAAACTCCGAGAATGTTAGCTGCATTCCATCTGGTGAATATATTTGCCGAAAAAGAATGTACAACGAGAAGGGGTACATGACCTTTGAGGTTACAGGTGTCGATGGCCGAACTTACATTCTATTTCATATAGGGAACTTTGAGCGAAACACTGAGGGTTGCATTCTGATAAACGACATGATTGGCGCAGACCACGACCAGCTACGCGGGGTGACTTCGGGCCAAGCATTTAGAGAGTTCTGGACTGAAATGAAAGTTTATGACGAGTTTAAATTAAAGATTACAGAGGTTCCAAAATCATGAACATTATAAAGCAGATTCTCGCCAATCGGTTGGCGCAAATGGCGGCTGTAGCTCTATTAAGTATAGCTATAGTCGGGGGATACGGGTATTGGCAAAGGTTAGCTATCACGGCTGAATTGAATACAACTATAGAAGCTTTGGAGAACCAAGCGAACGCCAAAACAGAATCAAGAGAGCAGTACATCAAGGAAGATAGGGAGGCAGAGAATGCGATTAAAAATTCGATTGAAGACGGCAGCGTTAAGAGTTTTGTTGATTATTGGAATAGCTCTAATTAGTACAGGATGCGCCCCAAAAACACAAAGCTTGGACTTCAGACCCAATCTGCCAAGGGTTGACTACGTTCTCCCAAGTGATCCGAAAGCAGAGGATTACTGGCGAATCATGGTCGGCTTGAGAAAAGAGAGAAACGCTTGCTATGACGATCTAGGCAGGCTTGAAATAGCACATAAACAAATAAACAGTAAGTGGTGGGAATTTTGGAAATAATTATATTGGTGGTAGCTGCTTTATTTTTGGGGGAAGTGGTTGGGTGGGCCAAGGATCGCTTTGAGCGTAAAAAGTTCAATATGGACGCTGCAGTTAAAAACGAAGATTCTCCTATCAGCTCAATTCCGGATATGTCAGAGGGCCATTGGATATATCTAGATGATTTAGTATTGGATCTTAATAGTCAAAAGGGCGGCGACACTAACGCTCCTCAGGATCTTCTTGCCGTTTTAGCGATGGGGGTCTCTAAGCTTGGCAAAAAGCCAAAATTCATTGGCGTAACATGCACAAAGAACGGTGTTGATAAGGCCGAGACTGTTAAGATAATGAAAGCCACCGCACTCAATGTTCCGGTCTATCAAGGCAATAGCGAATACAGCGATGGCGAATCGGAGCTGGGTATTAAGATTGTTGAGGAGTCCCAGAAAGGCAAGCTCACAGTTATTATGGGGGGTCCCGCTGGAGATCTAGCGTGGGCTTTAAATCACCCAGACTGTCATCACTGGAACATCACCCTGTTTGCGTTGATGCGAAACACTTGGAATGCTGAAGGCTCAGAATCAATGCCTCATTATAAAAGAGAGTGGATGGAGGAGACAGCAAGATATGTCGCGCAAAAACTTTCGGGTCGAATTACTGAAATAGAGAAGCCTGATTATTATCATCTTATCAAACGCAAGAACCTTCCTGCGTCATTTCAAGACACCGGCGCTTTCATTGAGCGTAACAGGGTCTTTAAGGCTTGGGACATTGCCAACAGTAATCATGTGCTGGCCAACAACCGGAAATACAACGCAGGAATTAATGGCAACACCGGATCATTAAGGATCGCTGACGTTCTGGCAATGGCTGAGTATTGCGGGATAAGATGGCATGACGCTGGTGCAATCATGTCGGCAATTCAGCATGGTCTCGACATCCTTCAAAACAGAATTGAAATGGGTGCGGTGGATAATATTGATTATTCGGTTCCACCTCCCCCACCAGAGGTTGATCGAACGCCTATTGATCGCTCCACCTTTAATCCTGCCACAGCCAAACCATACGGCACTGGCACAAACGTCATGGATTTTAATCAATCAGGGCGTATCACATTCTCTACTATTGGGGAAAGGTCTTATATCTCAGATCACACTAAGGACGGCGTATGGAAGCGTAGCAAGGAATATCAGGCAGGCAGATATATTGACGGCAATGATTGTTTTGTCAGTTATAAGCGATCCAAGTCTCAGTGGTACGTCTGGCCTATTGAGTACAGCCTTCGCGGAGAAAGGAGCCGGCCTAAAGGAGCATCCAGCATACCTTGGGTTCTCGATGGCGACCCGATTGGAATAATGTCTTGCACTAATGCAAGAGACGGTCAATGGAACGCTAAGGGGCAGTCCAGAGAGCGAACCAATATAGCTTGGCATACAGCGTAGTGCAATTTCGTGCAGGCTTTAAGGTAAGTTTTACTTACTATACCTGAATGGGAATATCGCTAAAAAGAGCCAACTTATTAGCTGGCGCGTGGGACGAATCATCCTCGTTAAAGGACGCTCATAAAAAGGCTGGGATACCTGCCGGTGATGAGCGAACTATGAGAAGGAACCGGCGCTGGACTGAGGATCTTCTTGGCATCGAGCTGGCGGCACATAACGATAAGTATTCAACACATAAGAATATTGAATGTCCGTCATCGCTAGACATTAGAGAGGCAAGGAAGTGTAAGGATTTTGTTATCACCTCCTTGACTAACAATTCTCCGGTCATTAAACCGTTCTTAGCCGCTCTCAAGAAGTTCATTGAAGCTAGGAATGGTCAGCTTCTGGTAATTCCTGTTCGGTACCAGAATCCGAACGCAATGCACACGACTAAAGGTTACTTCTGGGACAGTGCAATTTACCCTTACGCGCTCACCGAAGATCTTAGCTTAGGCAAGAACTTGATGGTTAGTGCTGTTCGTCTCAATGCAACTAGCGTTAATCCGTTATCGGGCAAGCAGGCTCTAGGCGGACACAAGAGTGTCGTGTATGGACACCCTCAACTGGCAATGGAGCTGGTAGGCACACCAAAGGACGAAATGCCCAAGGTGATGATGACTACTGGATCATGCAATAGGTCTCAATACACCTCGTCTGACGTTGGAGGCAAGGCTAACTTTTATCATACCGTTTACGCCGTATACATAAAGCGGGTCGGGGATCTATTCCATCACACTCAATTAGGTTGGGATGGTGACGGCTTTCACTTTCTGGATGAATACTGGACAGAGGATGGTAAGTCGGATGGTCAGGCAGATATCGTTCATGGGGATTCGCATGTTAGTCATGAGATACCCAAGATCACCAAGAGCAAGTTAAGGTTGATAGATAGGGTTAATCCTGAGACGCAGGTTTGGCACGATTTACACAATCAAGAAATAGGAAGCCATCACTCAACGCTGAGAGAAAGGGCTGAGCAAGCATTACTTGGCAAGGTAAGTGTTGAAAAAGAGGTGCGGTTATCAATCGATTACATTGAGCGGTTGGGAAAAGACACTGAAAACCTTATCGTCGGAAGCAATCATAATGACCACCTCGACCAATGGTGGATGAGATTCAACCCAAAAGAAGATCCATACAACATAAAGTTTCACGGCTGGCTTAGTTATAAAATGCTGGGAACGTCTCTAAGCGCATTAGAGGTGTGTTTCGGTGAATGGGGATGCAATGCTAGCCACAAGTTTTTAAGCCGCAACAGTCGCCACACACTTCACGGAATAGACATATCACAGCATGGTGATAAGGGTCAGAACGGCAGCAGAGGGAGCGCGAAAGGATTAGCTAAGACTCAGAGCAAAACTATCATCGGTCACAGCCATACACCCTGTATTGAGAAGGGGTGCTGGCAGATGGGTACAAGCACTGATTTAATGGAGTACGCTCAGGGATACAGCACATGGATGCTGACTGATTGTCTCGTCTTCCCGAACGGCAAACGAGCACTAATCAATCATATTAATGGTAAGACTTTAGCGGACTATCCGTAACCTCACTCAAACTCTCGGTAGTAGTAATTACCATCACTGGCAGTATAGAGATTTACTGAGTAAAGGCCGTCTGAGCACTCTTCGCCAAAAGGCGTCTCAATGTCGGCCACGCTGTTAAAGAAAATGCGCCTATTGCAGTCACAAGAGTTGTTGTTGTCAGACCAGTTGAATGTATATATCTCAGCGTCACCTTCAAATATCGGCTCATCTGTTCTGTAAAGACGCACCTCACCTGTCGAGTTCCTGCGTATCTCAGCGACACACTTAACCAGCGTATACTTATCATTCATGGTGTTTCCGCGGACCGGCTTGAGCATCTTTTGTCTAAATTTAATTTCAGGACTCATTGCAACAACCTTCGAATCTCATTTCTCGCATTATCAACGCTTCCGTTGACCACCGGACACGATTTCTGGATATCAATGCTGGGCAACTCTTCACCACCCATCTTAGTGTTAACCCACCCCATAGCCTGACCTTCAGTTTCGAAATCTGCGTTAACCAGCAGCATGCTCTTATTCATGACCGCCCAAGTGTCTGTTGTACTATCGAGCATGATGTAATGTTCTTTGTATTGTTTCAATTGATTTCACCGTAATTTAATTGAGTTGATAACTTTAATACTCGTCTAGCCGGCTTCCTGCACTTTCTTGGCCAGCCTAGCCCTATATAGTTTAGCCTGCCTCTCCCTGTGTTGCTCCGGAGTGCGGTAATCAGGTTCGGGCTCACCACGCTCAGCACGAAGCTTGGCTCTGGATTTCTGTTTAGCGATCCGCAGGTATTCTCTACGCTCGGCCTCTGATTGCTTAGACATTTCTATCTCCCTCCATTTTGTTTATGTAGGCAACGGCGTCTCGCTTAAGGCGAAACCCGTGAACCAAATGCGGCACTCCGTCAATTATTTTGTAAAGCGTCCATTTATGTGAGTTTGGCAGACCAGTTGACTGCTGCGGATGATCCACTTTTTCAATTTCATAATATTCACTATCGTTCTTAATCATCACTTGTACCACTCAGGTAGGCCGTAAGCGCACTCAACGGTTGGGCATTCAACAAGCTTTCCAGACCTAATAAGCTCCACCATATCTTTCGCAATATCCTCATCCTCAACCTTGAGCCGCAGAGAAACAAACCCCATTGAGCAAGCCCCAGCGGACTCCCTAATCACTCTCATAATATGTGCTTTCATTTTGTTTCGTCCGTTAATGTAGTGGTTTCACGAGCATTCCATTTATCTGACAAATATTCTGCCGCATCCCGAAAGCCGATCTGAATTGCTTCCTTTTGGTTCTTGCCAAAACTATCGTGCATTTTAAGCGGTTTATTTTCTGACACCATGTACCAAATAAGCCATTCCTTATCGCTGGCATCGGTCTTGCCGATCCAGAAAAGTGGCTCGGCTGGTTTGTGCGAAAGCTCGACTGATAACCAGTCTGTTACGGGTCTTGATATTCCATGCTCAACTCGAGCGTGATCTGGCAGATCGACTCGATGAATTGCTAGGTGATGCTTTGAAGAAGGAACTTCTAATGTAATCTGTCTCATTTTATTTCACCGTTTTGTTCGTAACTGCTTTATTGCAACCACAACTTATTCTCCCACATTCCCTTCAACCTGTCAACAATTGATGCAAAATATTAGTTTGGTTGCCATTACAACTCACCCCAATCAACGCCACTCCCATCACATTCGCAGGTTTCGGCGGTGCATCTTTTGATGGATGGGGAATGTTTCAAAAAATCAGAAACATTCAAAAAGTTTTTTGAGTGAGCACCCTCGTAATTAAAGCCCTTCTTTAAAAGCACCTCGTACTTGTAGTCGTCATAACCTCGACTTCCGCCGTCAATAAGGTAGGTCTCATGGAAGTGGACTGAGTGGACAAGTGGATGCCTGTCGATTGTCGCTGATGCTGGTTTGTAATTACTCATTCTGTTTCACCGTTTTTTTGAGATCGCTTTATTGCAACCACAACTTATTCTCCCACATTCCCTTCAACCTGTCAACAATTAATTGATTTATTGAGTAATGAATATTGTTACATCACTTAAGGACTGGCTAAGGATTAGCCCACCATCGGCGGTGACCAGATTCCATTCTTCAGTGTATCTGCCTTGGCGTATCGATACGATGCTCTTCCACCGCCCTCCTATCGTTTGAACAGGCTTGGCCTCGTTAAGTAGCTGAGAGTAATTATATCCGTGCCTAGTTTTTTGCTTAACCATATTATTATTTTCCGCCTTCATGCTTTCTCCAAAAATTTAGTGTCACTTCCGTGCTCAATGGTTCTTAGTGTTGGGTTGTATTTGATCTGACCCATGTCCGGATAGTTGCCGTTGTTCATGGCTGTTTTGTTTCAACAAAGAGAGTGTCTCATATCGCCTTCAACCTGTCAACAGTTAATGCAAAATAAAAGCATGCCATACGGGGGGTGACATGCTTTAGGCTACCATTGGTATTGCCAAGTCGAGATATCCCGCTATAACACCACTATAGGCTGTATTAAGCGGGTTAAATCGACCCAGCGTAAGCTACGGCTAGGACAGCAAGCAAAAACAATGCTGCGCTGGCCCAATCTTCTGAGGTTTCCATGAAATTGATCCGGTAAGTTGAAGGATCAAGCATTGTAAGTATTGCTTACTGCCAGTCCAATGCTTTGTTCTCATGGCTGGTATGGTTCTGGGTTATGGACACCGTTTTTCAGAAACCTCCGTCACGTTAAGGTTCCGTATAATGATTGTGTGGTCTACATCTGCATTACTGTATGAATAAATCGTATCTCCTTCCAGCAAGAACAATTCGGCCTCGCCTCTAAAAGCCCTGATATAAACGTAGCTATCCTCAGGAGGAGTGCCAACGGTCACAGAGTAATATTGTATATAAGGCGTGACCGTAATCTCCTGTGCTGACTTGCCGCTCCCCACTAGGACGCTCATCGATTCAGTTTGATTCGAAACAAGCTTGGCCTTGAATGTTATTTGGTATGTTTGATCACCCTTCGCGGTGACGGTAGTTTCTGAGATCCCACCCAAGAACGTGTCTGTTTGCTCGGGGCTCAATTTAAGCGCGAAAGCTGGTTGTGCTGAGCATGAGGCCATAATGGTTAAAGTGGCGGCGATTATTAGTTTTTTCATGTGAGTCCTTTGGGTTAGTTGATAGAATGTTATAGTAATCTAAACTAACATCTAATGCAAGCTAGACTTACCTTTATAGAAAGAGATAGCCCATCATAGCGGACTAAATCAAAATAAGATAATAAAAACAATGACTTAAGTGTTACGCACCGCCCTTTCACGGCGGTAACAGGGGTTCGAATCCCCTTGGGGACGCCAACTAAAAAAGCCTTAACTTTCAACGAGTTAGGGCTTTTTTAATGGGTGTTTGGCCGATCACTTGGCCGATCTTCTGTTGGGTTAAATGTGCCTATTTAGGGGTATTTAGGGGTATGTTTAGCACATGTTAGCACACGCATGATCTGACAGAGATAGGTGGGAACGGGAGTCAATCTCACAAATAGACATGCCGTAAACTCTTGGTGGATCTGCTTTCGTTGCTACTTCGAATAATTCCATTATGTCAGCCGACATTGCGCCCATTAACTCTGACGATTCCTGCTGCCCAATGTATACGATGGTTGCTGACGGTTCGTTTTTTCTTTTTCGCGCATGCACTTCCTCCGCAATCCTATCGAGGATAGTTTTATTCATAATGATAATGCTCCTGTGTCAACTTTGCGCGGCATGTGATGTGCGTATCGTTGGGTTGTTGTTAGGCTGGAATGCCCAGCCCAATGCTGAATTTCTACTGCTGAGAACTTTCCGGACATGAAGAGGTGGCTGATAAAAGTGTGTCTAAGGCTGTGAAGAGAGCCTCCACCGACTTCTGACCGAAGAAGATCGTTCCTGAAAGCACGACTGACGGACTTGGGGTGTGAGCTGAACAATCTTTCCTCAACTCCATCAAGGGCCACTCTGGCACCGTCAAACAAAGGGATTTCTCGCCAAAGTCCAGACTTGGTACGCGCACCTTCGGTGCTGATAATGTGTATGGAGTTTTCTTTGACATCTCTGCTCTTCCTGAAATTGATTGCTTCGCCTAAACGAATTCCGGTGTTAGCCATGAACTTCCATTGGCAAGGGAACTGGTAGGCCGCATCGTAAATCTTGACCAGCTCCTCCACACTGTAGAAATGTGGGGGCTTGCTGTTGCTGTCTTTTGGAGGCTTAATGTGTGATATGGGGTTCTCTGCAATAACCTCCCATTCGACTGCACGATTAAGCATGGCTTTAAGAGTTCGGAACTCTTTAAGGTACGTTCCGGTGGCAGCTTGCCTTCGTGTAAGTTGATAATCTTTGACCAGCCTTCCTCCGATATCCGAGAGAACTCTGTCTCCAAAGAATGGCGCAAGGTGGCTAATGATAATCTGTCTGCATCGCTCAAGACTTGCGGGGTATTGCTCTGAATACCAGTCCAGATATTCGGCTGCGTAATAGTCGAAATATGGTGCGCTATTAATGTTAGGTTCACTTAGTTCAAGCTCCTTTGAGTAACGGGCTTTCTCGGCTTCTGCTTTCGCCACCCTGCCAAGGGATCTACGATATTGCTTGCCACCTTCCGACCAGTTGAGAACCCACGATTCACCTCTTTTGGTAATGGTTGACATCCGGCCTCGATTGCATTTATCAGTTCAGCTTTAACGTACAACATGTTACCGCCCACTTTTCTTCCAGTCAATCGATTCTCATTGGCCCATGCAATAAATGACCCGCGATCCTTCTTACAGGCATAGGTCATAGCGTCAGTTTGTGTCAGGTAAGGTGATGTCACGGGATAACCCCATACCTCTTTTTATCTACCCACCAATAACCATTTGATATGTTTTCATATCCACAGCGTTTACACGTAGGTATTCTTGAACCACCATGTATATTTGTTGTGTAAATATTCTCTAAATCATGTTTAATGTGCCATCGGCAACAAAAGTCTTTTAGCCAGATTTTAATTATACTCACTCGCTCACCTCACCCTTAGCCTTGATTGCTTTTGCTTGTTCCAATAAGTCCTCGGATAAATCTAGCCTTATCTCTGCCGCAGTAAATAAAGACGTTCCTTGCGCGTTTATGTAGGTTCGGTGAAGCTCGTTCATTGATTCCTCAATCATCGCAATGATTTCATCTGCTACGTCGGTGCGAGTGTTCCATGCTTCCACATGGTCACCTCTGTCGCTGTATCCAGAATGCGCGCCACAATTATCACAACCAACTCTGTACGCTGGGTGAATGATTGTCCTAGAGTCGTGCCATACCTCAAGGGATTCAGTATCACCACAAAAAGGACACGGCTTTAGTTTTGTTTCGCTCATTCCATCACCTTTATGAGTTCCTGAGCCTTGTGCTCTAGTAATCAATGCTTGTCGAAAAAACAATATCGATACCTTCATCAAACTCTTCGCCGCCAGTAACTTCCAGCAGACAGTCTGACTCAACGTGATAATCCCAGTACCCTGATATCTCAGCGGCTTCCTGAATATCGTCAGCCTCAATTTTATCGAGAGCGATTCCGTCCACTATCTTGTAAAAAAATTCCATTTTAATTCTCGTTATCTTGTTTGATCCGGTCAGGTTATCCACTGACCGGCCTTGAGGAGTTGTTTTCTCAGAACGGGATATCGTCATCAAAGTCATTCGTTGGCGGGGCTGCTTGGGCTGGCTTTGTGGCTCCCTGTGAACGCTGTGGTGCTCCATTAGAAGATCCATCACCGCGACCACCCAACATTTGCATTTCGTTAGCCACAACCTCTGTCGAATAACGGTCATTACCGCTCTGGTCTTGCCATTTGCGCGTTTGCAGCTTGCCTTCGATGTAAACCTGAGATCCTTTTTTCAGGTACTCCCCTGCAATCTCTCCAAGCCGGTTGAACATTACAACCCTGTGCCACTCAACTCTCTCCTGCTGTTCGCCGGTATTCTTATCCTTCCAGCTTTCAGTTGTTGCTATGCTTATATTTGCTATAGCGGACCCGTTAGCTGAATGTTTGATCTCTGGATCATTCCCAAGATTTCCCACCAAAATTACTTTATTTATGCCTCTAGCCATTACTTGTATTCCTTTTCTTGTGTTGCTGTTTCGTTAAATTCAATAATACGTTTTTGGTGTTTCCGGACTGCACTAAACCTCGCTCATCTGCTCCACGTATAGCCAGTTCTCTATGTCTTCGTTACTCATGCTCACTCCGTTCAAAATTCATGCAAATGTCTTATGTTCGTGTTTCATTGCTTTACGCTAGAGTTATGTATCAATTAAGCGATACGTTTAGCGTTAAGTGTGCGGGGGTAGGCGTACATCGCCTGATCATCAGGTATTTCGATTATTGCTAATTCTTGATTGCTCATAACGACTCCCCAATATTTATGTAAACACCGTTGTTTATCTCGTCCTTGGCAGACAAGACCAGATCCTTAAAGTCTTCCAAGCGATCATCGAGAAGAGTGAACTCTTCCTGTAAATCTTTTGCCCACAACCTCACGACAAATAATCTTTTGCCTTCTGGGTATGAAGAGCAGTAACTAATGAAATCAATCCACTCCCGTCCAGTAAAATGTAGGTTCCCGATCAACTGCCATTTGTATGCTGAATCGTAAGACTGCTTTCGGACTCGCTCACGATGAACCGAAGGGATTGCTGACTTGATTTCAATCACGCCGTCATCACCAACAAGGCCGTCTGGACTACACCCAACAAACTCGTTGCAGAAGAACCCACCGTTATCAACGCTACAGAAGGTGTCTTTCTCGTACAGAGCTCTAGCGTATGGCTCTTCAGCGTGTCCCCGCTCCATGTCGCCACTACTGTAGTTGCTGGCAATCGCGGTACCTGTAATCTGCTCCAAAGCAATATCACCGGCATATTTCATTGCGCTGTCTGCAAAAGATCCTTTCACCGTTTTAGCCATAAGCTCTTGGATGTGAGCCTCTGCATCGACCTTGAATTCAAAACGGGCTTTCAGCGCGGACTTGGTTTTATTGTTTGTTACAGCAAACTCAGTCTTGCCTAAAGCCACCACTGAGTAATCTCGGCTACTCGCCATGATCTTGTTGCCGTTTGAGCTTGTGTACCTTGATCCGCGCATTGCGTACCAAAGCTCTTCGTTTTGAATTATGTCGTGGAACATGAAGCCGTTTTTAAGCACGACTCCGCCATCAACTTGGCTGTTGGTATGGTTCATTTTTTCGTCTCCTCTTTTTTGGCCTGATCGATAATCAACTTCTGGTTAGCAGAGGAAATGCGGACATGAATTAATACTTTTTTCAGGTTCTTGTCACGCTTATAAGCCGTGATCGCTTGATTCCACTTAGCTGTGTTGCTTGGCAGTAGCTCTGGCAACTCAACAACTGGAGCCTCTGGACTGATACGCAGACCATCACGCACATCACGACCGAACTTGACATTTTTCTCAACGTAAATAGCGATCTTTAGCCCAGCCCAATCCTCAAGGAAATGAGAGTCTGAAAGGTTTCGCATTATCTGAGAGTTGCCAGCGTTCAGGATCATTGGCTTTAACGGCTCTCCAGAGCGAATCTCTTTTTCTTTGAAGTGGATCGTGTTGAATGACTCTTTTGACTGCTTACTCTGGTCTATCAGAAGTTCAGCCTTTGACACCGTTAAGACTGTCGGCCCGACAATATCGGCACTGGACAGGTAGGGTGAGTTGAACGCTTTTCGGTAGTGAGTCTTGCCACTTTCGCTTGGTTGTTGCATTTTAAATCCTCTAATTAATACTTTGTTTAGATTGATGACAAGGCCATGATTACCAGTACAGCAATAGCTAGAACAACTACGTCAAAAACGGTTGTAGACCTTCTTGGTTGATGCCGCCTTACTTTATGTGGCGGTGAGTAAACTGCTCCTCTAATCATAGTGTCTGCCCCTGTATTGAAACTGCACTACCAATCTTCTCGACTTGGCTTGATGTAAATAGGTGGCGACGACCTAATGGCTGAGTACCGCAAAAACGCGGATTTGGGAACTCAACAAGATAGTTCCACTTACGCAACTCTGTTAATCTCGGGTGGTGTTTAATCACTTCTGCGATGTCCCCAGTCTTGAATCGACCAGCTAGGCAGTCCGGACTTGTAATTCTTACTTGCATAATTAAATACCGTTGTTAGTTTGGGTTGATTCCCAATAGGTAAGTAATACTATCACAAGAATATGAGAAAGTATAACTATCTTACGTAAGTAATTAATAATTACTTACGGGGGGTTGACGATACCGATTGATGCGAGTACGGTGCTGACTTTCAGTAAAACTTAAAGTGGTAAAATATGAAGGTAGTTCGAAACGCTGTCTCAAAAGCAGACCTAAGAATAGTCTCTGGAGCCGTAAAGCCCAAGAGCAGAACTCAGGGCGATATAGACGCGCTGTTGAAAATAAAGATGGCTGTCGCTGGTATTGCCGATGCCAGTCTTAGGGCTAGCTTGGAGGAATCACTTAACCCAATCGGGACTCAGTGGTTGATCCTTGCGATGCAGGCGCTTTAGTGCTGGCGGTGAACTCAAGAAACGCAATTATCGCGGCCTGTTTGGTCGGACTGCATAGCCGGAAAGTGACAATCAACGCTTCCTCGGCAGGGCTTAGTTTAGAGTTGCTGCCTACAGCCCAAGCATCGTTAAGTCCGCTCTCATCTGACAAAAGCCAGTCCCTCGGGGCTCCTGTCATTTTGCACAGAATGTTAATCTCGCGGATTTGGGGAGCGGTTCTTCGAGTTGGATTGCTCGACTCCCATAAAGTCACAGCGTTCCTAGTTAGGCCGCAAGCCTTGGCTATATCTCCCTGTGTTAGACCGGACCTTGCTCGTGCCTCTTTAATCTTTTGATGTAACTTAGACATGGCTATGCTCCTTTTTTAAAAGTAAGTCTTGCTGTCATCGCGAATGTAAGTTATTATTACTTCGTTGACGCAAATAGCGTTTTAATTTGATATATAAAACGTGATTCATTTGGGTTCTTTGACCTATTTGAATCAATGTATAAATTTGATTGCTAAGGTAAGAGTTGCATACTAAGGCAATTTTTGCAAGCCTTAACAGGGCGAAACAACTCTAGAAGGAAGCTTCATGAAATCAAAAGTAGTCAGTTACGGGACCATAGATTGTGCAATTTGGACGCATCCGGCGTTTAGAAATCTTAGTGATGATGCAAAGTTAGTGTTTGTCTATCTTAAGACATGCAAGCACCAGAACATGATCGGATCTTTCCATTGCCCTGACGCATATATTGTCAGCGATCTAGGCTGGGATGATTTTGCCAGACTTAAGAAGGCAAAGGCAGAACTAAGCCGTCCTGATGATCCCGATAAAAGTTTCTGTCTGTTCTGTCAGGACACCCAATACGTCTACCTAAACAAACATTTAGATAAATTCCCAGTCTACGACATTAATCGGATTAAGGGTTCAGTGAACATTATGGTGGAAATGCCGAGGGTGTGCAGATTCACCGCAAGACTGGCAGATAGAATGATTTCAATCATACTTGATTACGAGGTGTCGCTCTTGAATAAAGAAGGCATGGACTCTGATAAGCGACAGAAGGTAATGGAGGAAATAAAGGGCTTGCAAGGGGCTTGCGAGGGGCTTACAACCCCCTCCGAACAACCTCCGAAGACCCTCGGAAGTAATACAGCTACAGCTACAGCTACAGCTACAGCTACAGCTACAGCTCAAAACCTTCCCTCTCCAATGGATGCCATAATAACTAAACAGAACTCCTTACCCCAAGGAGAACCATTCCAATGAAAAACATTACTCCAAGGGGATATCAAACACAGACCGTTACCAACGCAAGAGAATCCATTGGTAAGGGCTTTAGGAAGATTATTGTTCAGCTTGCAACCGGTGGCGGTAAGACCGTGATAGCAATGATGATGATATTTGGGTCTCTAGCAAAAAACAAAAGGGTTGTTTTCTTGGCCCCTAGACGAGAGCTTATCTATCAAGCCCACAAGGTATTCTCTGCCAACGGTATCGCTGCAGGCATGATAATGGCGGGAGAGCGAATCTGGCCGTCACGATGCCAAGTTTGCAGCTTCGATACGCTTCATCACCGATGTATGAAAAAAGGCATAGACCTGCCTGAGGCGGATCTGGTGATTGTTGATGAGGCTCATCTGTCAACATCAGAGTCAAGAATTGCCATCCTAGAGAGCTACCACAAGGGCGGCGCAATCATTCTGGGGCTTACGGCAACTCCGGCTAGGGCTGGCGGGTTGGGACTAGGTATATTCTACGATGACCTTTGCCTTTCTCCGCTATCCGTGAAGGAAATGACCGAGCAGGGTTATCTCTGTCCTGTTAAATACTATGCCGCAGATGAGCCTGACCTGTCTGGTGTTAGCATCGGTAAGACTAGCGGAGATTATAACGAGAAGCAGTTAGCGAAAGTTATGGACGATCCTAAATTGATTGGTGGGATTGTCCACAACTGGAAGAGGCTTGCTGATGGAATGCAGACTGTTGTGTTTTGCGTGAATAAGGCTCATAGCCGTCATGTCTGCGAGGAGTTTCTTGCCGCCGGAATACCTGCAGAGCACATGGACAGCGATACCGAGACCGATGACAGGAAAGACATTCTTGGTCGAGTTTCGAGCGGAGAAACAATGGTGTTGTGCAATGTTTATATTGCCAGCTACGGATTAGACATTCCATCACTACAGGTCGCTGTTGTTGCTCAGCCAACAAAGAGTTTGGTTCGATACATGCAGACCGTAGGAAGGGTTCTACGGCCTCATGACAGCAAGGATCTAGCCTATGTTATTGATCATGCCGGAGTCGTCATGGAGCACGGCTTCGTTGATGACGAAATGCCTTGGACGCTGGACGCAGAGGTAAGTATTACTGACCTTAAGAAGAAAAAAGACGGTGAAAACAAGGAGCCTGCTGAGATTAAGTGCGGTGATTGCGGTCATGTATTTAAGGCTCAGCGCAAATGCCCTATGTGTGATCACGAATCAGTGCCGAGGGGCGCAGATATACCGGTCAAGGAAGCTAACTTGGTTGAGATAGTGAGAACCGAGGATGCTGACTCAAAGGCTTGGAACAAGAAAACACCGGTGGATGAGAAAGCAGCCTTTTATGGAATGATGAAGGCTTGGTGTGAGTCAAAAGGAATGAAGTCAGGAGCCGCAGCTCACAAATACAGAGAGCGAACTGGAGTATGGCCGAACCTCCCAGAAATTAAGAACCATCCAGAGATTGCTCCAGACGCGAATTTCAAAAAGTACATTCAACATTTGAATATTAGAAAAGCGAAATCAAATTATTCAGGAGCTAGATCATGAAAACAGCAATGGCGGTGGTAGGTAAGTGGCCCAGCATTCTTCCCATGTTGGGCGTTGATCAGGAGCTTCTGTCAGGAAAGCATGTTGATTGCCCTCTATGCGATAGAAAGAAAGATTTTAGGTTTGATGATAACGAGGGCGCTGGAACTTGGATATGTGTGTGCGGCGGCGGTAATGGGTGGTCACTTCTAAACGAACTGAAAGGCTGGGATTTTCGGACTGCTGCCAGAGAGGTTGACAAGGTTATCGGAAATGCTAAATCGGTTGAGATAGTCAAAGTCGATGATACCCAAAAGCGCAAGAATCGATTGAACAAAATGTACAAGAGATCCACTCCCGCAGAAACATCCGATCATGTCCTGAGCTATTTGAAGCATAGAGGCCTAACCGTCAAAACTCTGGCTCAGATAAGCCCAAGATTAAGGGTGGTTGAGTCGCTTGATTATTACGAAGACGGGCAGGTGGCCGGCACGTTTGACTCTATGGTTTCCTTAGTCACTCAGAACGGCAAGGCGGTTACTTTGCATGTTACATATTTAGATGAGGGTGACAAGGCCAACATTGAGTCATCGAGGAAGATATTGCCTACGCTTGAGAAGCTGTCAGGTGCTGCCTGTGAGCTTTTTGAATTTAGTGATGAGCTTGGTGTTGCTGAAGGGGTAGAGACGGCCTTATCCGCATTTGAGCTGTTCAATGTGCCGACATGGGCCTGCATCAACTCAGGGAATATGGAAGGCTTTAAGGTTCCCGAGGGTGTTACCAAATTTCACATATTTGGCGATTCAGACGCTGGCTTTACTGGGCAGGCATCAGCCTTTTCATTGGCTAAGAAAACGGTAGAAGCTGCCAGACGAGCCAGAAGAAAACTTGAGGTAACAGTCCACATCCCAGACTTCGTTAAGGGCAGAAAGAGCACAGACTGGAACGATGTTTTGCGTGAAAGCCGCTTAATTTAGTGCATAAATTAAAAGATCCAAACTTCATTATTAACCCATCAACTAAATCAGCATCAAGAGAAAATCAAATGAACAAAGCCAACGGTGAAACGGCTTCTGGAGACGACTTTCAATCAGTCGCATTCCAAATGTCCGGAAGGAAAAACCCAAACAATACTTGGGTTGAGAATAAACAAATGGGGCCTGACTGTATTTTCGAGGACTCTGAATGCTTGGAAATATACGAGCAGTCTCTACTAACAAGCGTTTCGGAAACTGTTGCTGCCGTAGTTGAAGATGAATGCGTTTGTGATAGCACAGTCAGAAACGCCTTAGCGCGTGGGAAATTGTTTTATGAGGCTGGTGGATTATGAGTGGTCAAACTGCAATGGACTTGGGCTGCGAAGATAAGCCCCAAGAGGATCACACGATCCGCCCAAGATTCTTAGCCAAGGCGATCATCGATGTTGTCGCGTCAATGATATTAAAAGTTCCTAAGCAATTCAGAACAACCGTAATAACTATGGTCTACATGGCTTTAGCTAAGGCATACGAGAAAGGTGACATGGCTCACCAGAACAGAGACTCAAAGGGAGCGATAAAGCGATGATACGTTATCAGCAAATGGACGCAGTTTGGCCGACCATAGAGGTAAGTAAATCTTGCCTAATAGATCGGCACATGGAGGAAATGGATAGAATTTCCTCGGAAAGAAAGTCTTTCAACGCATTGAAGAATGCCGCCAAGTTAGAGAAGGCAAAAGCCAATCCTGATGAGATTATGAATGCGGTAAATCAAATGAGTATTTTCAATTACTCAAATGAGAATTCTGGATTTCATGGCAGGGCAATTAGAGATCCCGATTGCATAGACTGGACTTTGGCAATGCTTTTGCTTACTCGATACGGTGGATTCACCATCACTGGTCTGGCAGAGACTCTGGCCGTCAGCAGAGACCATTTGGAAGGGGTGGCTATAGGAAAGATAAACAAGCCAAGGGATCACGCAATAGCCCAGTTGTCGGAATGGATAGCGCAGTATGTTGCTCCGTCACAGCTCCGCATGGTGATTGTGTGAATAAAACCGAAAAAGGCAGATGCGCCAAGACCCATGTTGTTTGCGTTATATCAACACCATCGGGCCACGTTTTCAAAGGAACTAACTGGTGCGCCAACCCACAAGAGGTTTGCCCTAGATCGGCGGGAGAGGGGTACGACAAATGTAAGTCTATCTGCAAGCAGGAAGGTCATGCCGAGGTGGACGCTCTTAAGTTGGCCGGTGATAAGGCTAGGGGAGCAAGCGCAGTCCTGACGGGCCATAGCTACGCATGCCAGAGCTGTCAGGAAGCCTTGTTTGGTGCTGGGATATCTTCGCTTCATGTGGAGCAAGCGAAATGAGCGATAAGAACGAGCAAATAACACACAGCAAAACTGACAGGCAGAACTTATCTTCACTGATCTTGTCTTTGCCTGATGCAGTTTATTCGTTTAGCTGGAAAAAGGTGGTTAAGACCAGAACGTTAGCTCAAAACAAGGCGATACATAAGTATTGCTCCTTGCTTGCAGAATCGCTAAATGCTGCAGGCTGGAGTTATTGGCAGGTAATGAACAGGCAGGCGAACAAAACAATAGACCAGCTGCGCAAAGAGCTGGTGGGTCACGGGCATACGCAAGAAGAGGTGGCTATAGCAGAGCAGACTCTGGACGCAATAGAGAAATCTTTAACTAAATCGGAGGTTAGCTGGAACACAACCTTGGTTAAAGAGCATTTATGGAAGCCTATACAAATTCTGGTGATCAATAAAGAGTCAACTACAGAGGCTGACCGGAAAGAATATTCATTGGTTTACGAAGAGCTGAATAGGATTACGGCAAGCGTTTTCGGTGTTAGCGTTCCCTTCCCAAGCAGACACTCTACTTAATGGCTAACTCAAAACGAAGATGCCCTTATTGCAAAGAATATAACCGTCTCGATGCTGACGGGGTTCATTTTGACCCGAGAGCAAACAGGCTGTACTGCTCGTTCGATCATTGGGTAGAGCATTGCGCCAAGTCCGGCAAGAAACTGGCAGCAGCTCATCGCAAGAAGGTTAGAAAGGAGATATCCCATAATAAACGAGAGCTTAATTTCAATGATCGGAAATTCCAGACAGTTAAGGCTCAGGAAGCGTTCAATAAGTTTATTAGGCTGACTTACGCTGGTTCTGGTTGCTACACATGCGATGAAACGAGCCCGTTCAGACAGTACCAGTGCGGTCATTTTTTATCTGTAGGCGCTAGGGGTGATCGCAGGTTCAACGAGGACAACGTGAGGCTGCAGTGTGTTAATTGTAATCAATATAACTCTGGCAGGGCTGCTGTATTCAGGGTTAGGCTCACTGCAGAGATAGGAGCTGAACGGGTAGCCGCGCTGGAGTTGGATAAGTGTGCAGAGTTCCGTCGCTCAATCGAGGATATTAGGTCCATCAGAAGTAAGTATGAATTGCTCAATAAAGAACTGGAATCACAGGTATGAGTAGTTATACGCGAACCATGATAAATGATCTGCAAAGGGGCAGGGCAATTGAACGGTCGGCCAGATCCAAAGTGTTTGCTAGATCTCATTATGGGCGGATAGCTAATTCAGTAGGGTATTTGGGTGAAGTTGTTTTCGAGGATTGGTGTGCTGCTAATGATATTGAGTATCAGTATGAGAGCAATACCGTATTCGATTATAGGGTGGCTGGGATAACTGTAGATGTGAAAACAAAAGCCAGAACGGTTTTTCCAAAATCACATTTTGATAATTCAATTCCGGCATACAACCATGACCATCAGCGACCGGACTATTTTGTGTTTGTGTCGCTATTGCGGGATGAGGATAGATTGATCAACGCTTCCTTGGTTGGGGCAATAAGCTACGAGGATATGGACAGCAACGGCACTCACTGGAAGGAAGGTGAGATAGATAAGAGTAACAATAATAAATTCAACTACGACACGATTAACGTGCCGATGGGAATGCTAACCCCTATGCGAGACATGGTTCCTGCATGGGCAATCAACTAACAAAACGGTGAACAGAATGTCAAAAAAAGTATATGTGGAAGCTTATGTGGCTGACGGCGCAGACCTGAGTGTGGGGGGGTTGACCTTGAATGCTAAGCCAGACCTTTCTGGCGGATCTTTCTATCGATGGGATGATGGCACGAACGACTTTGTTGTTCTTGAGGATATTCCAATCCCGAGTGTCTTTGAGCCTTCAGGCGTATCGGATCTGGTTCATGGTCTAGGGATGGTTGCAAGCCCATCTGATCTTGTCGTTCTTTCGCAAGGAGGGTTCACGGCCGAGGACATAATTCTTTTAAAAGAAGCGGGTCTAATCTAATGGTTAAGCAGTTATTGATAATAGGCCACGCCCAGCATGGAAAGGACAGCCTAGCCGAGCTACTTGGAGTCAAGTATGCGTCAAGCAGTCAGGCAGCATTAGATATCTTCCTGTTTGATCAAATCAACTACCTGCGCGGCAACATGGGCATGGAGCCATACAAGACCAAGGTGGAAGCATTTGAGGATCGCCATCAGCATAGAGATATGTGGCACATCCTAATATCTGACTACAACAAGAATGACCGAGCCAGATTAGCCAAGAAGATTATGGAGGATAACGACTGCTATGTAGGCATGCGTTGTGAGTTGGAGCTGGCTGAGTGTCTTCGTATAGGCTTGTTTGACGAAGTTATATGGGTAGACGCCAGCAAAAGAAAGCCTTTGGAGCCCGAGACGTCAATGCGGATAGCTTTTAATCCTAAAACGATGACTTATTTCAACAATAACGGAACTGAGCAGGACTTACAGCTCAATGCCGGCTGGCTTGAGCAGTAACTAATTTTCAAAAATCAACTTTCAAAACAACAAAACGGTGAACAGTATGACTAAGTTAGAAAAAACAGAATCAGTAAAAGCTTTGCGAGAGATTGACACAACCTTATCTCACCAGCTTGCATCGATATTAGAAGATCCAAAGCGCGGCAAGTCTGAGAGTGTGCTGAAGTTATTTAAACGGTGGCTCAAGAACGAGCACAACTATGAACAGTCAGCAGAAAAACGGGCTGAGTTGCTTTTTGCCTATGACGAAACTGGAAAAGCAATTTCGGGTTCTGACGTTGAGTTTTTCTTATCGATTGAGCTGCAGCACAAAGAAAAGGCTGCCATAACAGGGCAATATATTGCTGATGCCATGAAGGAAGAGCATATCGAATACCTCGAAAAGGAAAACAAAAAGCTGTCAAAACAGTTACGCAAGGACACAGATAAGCGTGATGAGTTCGAGGAAGAGTGTGAGGCTCTTTACGAGGAAATGCTTAATGAGGTTGAGAACAAGCATGAGCAGGTTGTTGAGGATATGCAGCTAGTGATTTCCAGAATCTCTGAGGAAAACGTCCAAAACTCATTAGACAGAATTGGACTCTTTCGAAAGATCGGTTTTCTGGAGTATGATCTACTTTTGTCAGAAGGTAGAGTTGGGCATCTTACTTCAGCTCTATGTTTCACTGCCGCTTTACTTGTGGCAACGACAGTCGGGTGTGCTATCTTGGTTGGCTATTATGTATAAGGTCTTAGAGGCGCAAAGCCCAGTTGAATTAGAAGAGTTAGTCAATAATAGCGGAATGGTTCCGGTCGGCGGGGTGGCGCTTCTGCCTAAGCTATCCGGAGATAGATTTTTCCAATCGGTAATTTCAAAAACGGAAAATGCAATTTGTAAATCCGAAAATGCAATTTCAAATTTGGAAAACGAAAAACCGAAAGCCAAAACTGAAAAACTGAAACCGGACTACAAAAAGGTTCCAGTAAAGACCGCCAAGAAAATCACAAAGAAGGCCACATCCAAGCGTAAGGTGTCAACCAGCAAGGTAATGCCTCGCAAGCAAACTTAGTGAATGATTGCAGGATGGTATCCGTCACAACCAAGAACATCAAAGTGCCAAAAGGAAAGGTTCATCTGAACGCTCTTAATGGCGCTTCTGTTTCTGGGTCATCTGACGAAATGATTGTGGTTGAGGCAGGGAAGATGATTAGCCCAGTTCTCTGCCACGACAACTTTAAAGTGGTTGATGGTTACATGGCGATATTCGTCAAGGTTGATAAGAGTTAGTTGAAATGAACGAGTCGATGAAAGTGTTATGGATGGAAGCGTTCACGCTTAGCTTAGCTGCCAATAATGGTGATGAGGCAATAGCAAAGTTTGAGGCTAACGCATACATAAGCGGTTTCACTGCTGCTCTTGTGGCAATGCAGTCTAATAAAGCTCAGGAAGACAAACATCTTGAGAAGCCAACCATTCACTGATAGTATCTAAAAATCAATCAGGTCTTCACCGTCCTGCTTGTGTTGGTTAGTTGATAACCTGAAAAGCCCACCTTGAGATATCTTGGTGGGTTTTTTTATGGGTGTTCAGGAGTGGGACCTGTTCGTTATTATTGAACGTGGACATGGCATGAACATCATCTGGTCTGGGCTCAAGAATAAACGTCAAGTGCAATTTGCGTATAGATGAGAAGTGCAATTTGTGTATAGAGAAAAAGATCAAAAGTGCAATTTGTGTGTGTGTATTTTGGTGGCATGTGTCGATTTCGGTGTTTTTTATCGACATACTGTTCATCCATACAGCACTATGGTCCGGTACTGTGTTTATATACAGCTCAAATAAAATAAATGAAATAATGCTTGACGGGTTGAATTATGCCTGAATGGAATTAGGCTCAAAAATAAGGTGAAATAAAGTAATAAAACGCTTGACAATAGCCAAAAGTAGCTAAAACCGACTCAGTGCCGTTGTAAGCGATTATTACCTTTTAGAGCCACCATTACACCGATTAAAATAGATCTCACTTTCGGTCTATTGCCTATTGACAAGTAAGAAAAACTTACTGTATACGCGCCCCCGCTCCTTATGGGCTAAGCAAACAAGCCATTTTTAAAATAGATGAAATAGTTGTTGACAGGTTGAATAGGTAAGCGTAAATTACACCCATCAACTAAATCAACTAATCAAAACGGTGAAATTTTGACTATCACAAAAAAACAAGCTTTAAGGAATGCTGGACTAAATAGTCTGCTTTCTATCGGTTCAGATAGTAAAACGGTAAAGGGCGAAAAGCTCAATTATTTGACTGGTATATGTTACCTTGCACCCGATCAGATAGCATTTAAACACCTAATGAAAAAAGGGACATTATGTGCCAATGCAAAAACAGCGGGATGCGCTGAAGCTTGCCTATATAGCGCGGGGCGCGGGTCATTTAACAGTGTTCAGCAATCGCGCCTCAACAAATCGGTTTCATTAATAACCAAGCAAAATGATTTCTTGATTGCTTTATATAAAGAAATTGAGAGCTTGATTGTAAAGGCAAAAAATAAAGGCATGACGCCAGCGGTTCGACTAAATGGAACAAGCGACGTAGATTATACAAATAAGCCATTTTTAATGAATGGCAAAAATCAAAACATTTTTGATCACTTCCCAGAATTACAATTTTACGACTACACTAAGAATATGCACATGCTAGATAGAGCGCCAAAAAATTACGCTTTAACTGCAAGCTATTCGGGGGCAAGTGTAAAGTATTCTGTAAGCGTATTGAATGCAGTGAGGGAGCACTCAGTAGGCGCAAGCGTAGTTTTTCGCGGTGAGATTCCAGAGACTTTTAAGGGCTTACCAGTTATAAACGGGGACGACACCGATCTGCGATTTTTGGACGCAAAAAAACACGATTTAATCAATCAACCTTTTATTGTTGGCTTATACGCTAAGGGCTCAGCAAAAAAGGATTTTAGTGGTTTTATTCAAGAGTCAAAAATAGTTGTTGACAGGTTGAATAAGTAAGCGTATATTACATTGTATCAACTTAATCAAACAATTTTAAACGGTGACTTATGAGTAATGACTATAAAAAACAAGCAATATACGAGTTAGTGGAGGAAATAAAAACAGTGGGCTTTCGTGTATTTATTGCAAAGTCCGCAACGCATGGTTTTTTTACTAATGCTGATGGTCAGCGGATTGTGTCTTTTCAGTACGACCTTGGTAGTATTAACTACAGTGGAAATTATACAACCGATCAACCTAGAATAACGGGCACGGGGTGGAGAATTGCTAAAGTTAGCAAAATGTCAATAAACGAAATTTTCACAAGTTTCCCTCCATTCTGGGCTACTGGACAGTCAAAGTGGAATTATACGACATTAGCCCAGTACTTGGCTACCTATCAAAGATCATCACAATACTATGAGGTGGCGTAATCATGACTATAGAGCCAACAATAAAAGAGCTGGAATTTATAGGCGCGTACTTTGAATGTATAGACTTCACCGAAACGGGTGATATAGACCAACCTGAATCAGGGGCGGAATTATGCGAAGTCTTTAAACGTGAAAGCATTATAGATTGCTTATCATTCTATAGTCGCGCGGCGTGTTATTTGTCGGATGACGAAATAAAAAAAGCTGGTATTGATTTTTGGTTAACTCGCAACGGTCACGGTGCGGGATTCTGGGACGGGGACTGGAAAGTATATGGAAAAATGTTTGACGAGATGGCTAGAAATTATGGCCCGTCAGATACGCTCTTTGAAAATGAAATAAACTAAAAAACTAAAAAACTAAAATAAAAATGAAAAAATTCACAGATCAAAAATACTCCAATTTCTTAGAAATATTGCTTGTAATGATTTTGGCGTTATTGGCGTTTATAACCAAACCCAGCAAGAACGAATAGACCGGATAAAATCATTTTGAAATAAACGAAATGAATTGTTGACAGGTTGAATTATTGCTGTATATTGGCATATATCAACTAAACAGCAACAAAACGGTGAAATAAGATGAATAATAAGGAAACGGCAAAAATACTATTCAGCATATTAGTGGATAGTTTACCAAGCTCAGCAATAATACGTATCACATGCCCAGAAGGCACTGATAAAAGTTATCCATTGGATCTTGGCTATATGGCGACAATTGTAAAGCTATTAACGTATTCGCCTTATATGGAGATAGACATTGACGCCGGTAAATTTTTTGGTGTTGTGTGTACTATCGGTGTTGACGGTGGCGCTTATGGTCCGGAGTTTATAGTCAACTGTAGTCAAAATCCAATAACGAATAAAATTATGGCTAAATTTGATTCGGCGGTGAAATAAGATGAAAACAAGATATTGCACATTTATAGAAGACTTAGCGGAAACGCTACCTTATAAAGGCGGGTTATCAGCTACCATATTATAGCGGGTCTGGTGAGGGCTTTATAATCAAGCCCAGTGATGTAGAGATTAAAGCCCATGACATACTGCACGGCATATATAACAAGTTAACTAATGGTGAATGAGAATGAATAACAAGACAACTAACACAATAGACGGCTATCTAGTGGAGCTAGAGATTATCTCAGATATTGAGCCGCAATCAGATTGCTATATCTCAAAAGGGGATTATTGCAGTAGCTTAGAATATATGATGAATAATAACGCAATCTTTGGAGCTACTGAGTATGACGAGCTACCAGTGTCGCTAGACACTAGGAATAAAATAGAAGACTGGGCACTAAACAACGGGTATTAGAATCACAATAGCAAAACCTAAACGGGCTACCTTAATTGGTAGCTTTTTTTTGCCTATAGTTTACGGATTGAATAAGGGCGAATAGAATTACTCAAATAGTAATTAGGCTTAGCCAGTGGACGGCTACAGCATTCCGGTCAGACCATTAGCCCAATGCGACCGATAGAATCATCGCGTACAGTCACGGACCACACAAGAGCGAACAGAACAGACCAACCTATAGCTGTATATTCATACAGTACCCATAAATAATTCATTACATCTGAGTAATGTTGACTAAAACGCTGGACATTTCCGCAAATCTCTGAAGGTGTAGGGGTCCCTGCGATAAGAGGGTCAGCAGTGGGCGCATACTGAT